GTTCAATCTCCATGTGCAATCTTAAATTTGCCAGTCTTTACAGCGCTAGCTTTCTGTGTAGTTGAGTAATTCTGTAATTAACAGGAATTATATCTCTTTCGTCTTCATGTTCTAATTTATGATATTCGTTTCCTATACAGATTTTATTATCATTAAAACCTATATAGAATACTGAATTAAAGCATATACACTTTAGAACAACATGGTTACAATAGAACTCATATTCTTTAGAAAGATAAGTAAAGATATTTTTCATATCTTCAAATTCTTTTCCTTCAAGTTCTACAAAACCTCCAAAACTAACAAGAGCTCTTGAGGTTATTATTTCTGTGATTTCTCCATTTATTCTCATATATATATATAGGTTTTATTGATTATTGTATATTTATAATAGAATGCGTTACTAGTAAACCGCCTAAAAGATACAGCACTACTGGTTTAAACTACCCTACCAGCAAGTAAAGCTCGTCTTTCCGAGCCGCCATGCTATCCCTTGTGTTACAGTACTCGCAACATACTATAACAGAACGTTCCTTTAGCCGATTACCCACACACCCCTACGTACAATGGTGGAACGCAGCTTTCGCTACGATATCAACGCTCATTTGCTTCCCTTTCTTAGGTCTCTGTCACTATGCAGTTCATAATTGCAAATAGGGCGGAATGGTCCTCACATTACTATTTAAAGCAATGTGGTTTCACCATTATTTACTCACAAATACATTTTCTTTGTGAGTCTATTTTAATAAAAAATATAGAACAAGCGCATTATTTTCGCTATGCTATTCTCTTGTTTTTTTGAAAGTTTATTTATTATTTTTGTCTGTCCATATACATGATATTGTTATCAACAAAGCGAGACCGTTTAGGTAAATAAAGCCAGTCCAATCATTTGTTTCAATGCAATATTTTAGTATTACAATCCAAAGGAAAACAAAAATAACTAATGCAATTGTTACACTTCTGTCCATAAAAGCTATATATTATGTGATTAGTCTATTTTGGTAAAACAATTAGTCTTAAAAAACGAGGATGGTGGGTTTCCCCACCATTCATTCGTTAATCCCAATCATCATCAGACTTTTGTGTAGATTTTTTACTTTCCGTTTTGGTTGGTTTGGCTTCTTTTTCTTCTTCTTCATCCGTGATATCGATATACGTACCGTTGGCAAGATTAGTACGAAGATTGTTTGCTGCTATTTCTTCAGGTGTAATCTCCTCCGCCCAATTATCGATTTCATCCGCAAAACCGATAACAGTAATAAAGCTTTGTTTCATTATCCGCCCGTCGGAAGTGGTAAACTCAATACGTTTTACTTCGTCACTGATAGAAGCTAAATCTACTTGTTTGTAAAGTAAATTTACTACACATTTGTTTTTGTTTTCCTCCTTTACTTTCTCATTGAGAATGTAATTGCCGTTATTGTCTTTCTTATACGTTCCGTCCTCATTCTTTTCGGGAACGTACATTATACGACACTTGAGTAGCTTTTTCCACTCACTTAACGCTTCTTCATCCGCGGGGAATATGGACTTTGTCAGAGTGATGTTGCGGGCTAAAGCTGCCTTAACATTAATTCTTACAACGCCGTTTCCTTCATCCGTTACTTTGTCCGCACTTGTATCACCGATTACACCCTGCCACTTACATATAAAGAACGGTAATTTGCCGTCCCGTGGTCTTAATTCTGCACTTTGTAAATAACACAACATGATAATAAAGATTTGAATGTAAAACAAAAAAATAAACAAATAAATATCGAAAGAGAATGCCCATATAGAACAATACGGGGGTATTCCCTTCCGATACTAAATGCAGGGGAGTGAACTTTTGCTACTCCACACACGCACCACCTCTCTCAAAAAATTTTTATAAAATATTTTTATATTTTATTTTTAAAATATGTTTAATTTATGTTAAATATCTGTAATTATTCTTAATATTTGCGTTATAGAATATATAACAAATAACTATATAATATGAAATTAATAGAATCCAGTGTACAGATTATTGAGGAGAAAGACCCTTACAAGATGATAGAATTAGCAGGTAGAACTTGTTATAAGTCTGAAGATAAGATAACAGAGAATAGCGCTAAAGAGTTTGTAGATCGTATGATTAAGCTTGGTCATGGAGCTATGTTAGAGCACGGCACTGTATATTTAACTATAACAGCCACTTCTCCAGAAGTAAGAAAATACGAAATAAATCCTTATTCTAGAGTAAAAAAGATAAGTGTAGATGGTATTAACGGTAGGGCTTATATAACTACAAATTATCGAGTACTAGTAGAAAATAAATGGCTTGATGATTTAAAATATCAATGTGATCCTACACCTTCCCACGAGAAGCGTATTACAGCTAAATTCATATGTGATAGAGGAGTAAGCCATGAATTTGTTAGACATAGGGTATTTAGCTTTGCTCAGGAGTCTCAAAGATATTGTAACTACAATAAGGATAAATTTAATAACGAACTTACTTTTATTAGACCTACTTGGTTAAATATACCTACCGGCGATTATACTTACTGGGATGGAGATTGGTGTGATATTGATAATATGAAGATCCAGTTACCTTCAGATAATGGTGTAGCAGATAACTTTTTATGGTGTTTGAACAATGCAGGAATGCAATACAGACTGCTAATAAACAAAGGTTTAAAGCCTCAAGAAGCTCGTGGAGTACTACCTAATGCAACTAAGACAGAATTAGTAATGACAGGCTTTGAGAGCGATTGGGAAGGGTTCTTTAAGCTACGTTGTAGTGGTGCAGCTCATCCAGATGCTAGAAAGTTGGCTGATAAGTTAAAATCGTTAATGAATGTTAAAAACATTGAACTTAATAGCGTTAAATAACTATAAATAATGTTAATAAATGTTAAAGAAATAGTAACTAAGACAGTATATTAGACGTTATATGGGGAGTAAGAGGGGTAAAGTAATAACAGTGTCTAGTTAAGTAAAGTGATATAATATTAATTACTCCTACTTTAGATAATCACAAATATAATTACTATGAAACACAAACAAGTTAGAGAAGTAGCTTACTTAGGTAAGAAAGTATATTTTGGTAATAAACCTTATACTCTAGTAGAGAATGAAGTAAATGGTATGTGTCAAGGGTGTGATTTATATAATTGTTATTGCCCTTCTAGGATTACTTCATTGTGTACTCAAGGATTTATACTTAAGAGAGATAAACAATGAAAGAAGGAAAGAAGAATGATTACCAAGATGGTAAGCTACGTTGGGACTTGCTACCATTAGAAGAGATTGAAGATATTGTTAAAGTATATACAGCAGGTTCTATTAAATATGGTGATAATAATTGGCAGAACTTAGAGAATGGCTACCAACGTTATAAAGCAGCTATGTTAAGGCACTTACTTGAATATGAGAAGGGCAATGAAATTGATAATGAAACTGGTTGTCATCACCTAAGTCAAGTAGCTTGGAATGCAATAGCTATGCTTTACTTAGATAAACACGGAAAAGGAAAGGACTATGACATTGAATGATTAGGAATTAGCGAAGATAGTAAATAATAGAATACCAGTAACAATTGACAACAAACAATTTATAATAGAATCTAATCCTATAGGTAGCTGTGATGGATGCTATTTCTTAAATAAGAATTGCCCTACTTTAGCTAGACGTTATTGTTGTTCTAATGGCGGAAATATATTAATATTAGAGAAACAAAATAAGAAATAATACGTTATTTGAGTATTAAATATAGAATATTATGGAAGATAAAATACTAGAAACAGTAGTAAATGGAATTAAGTATACAATGTTGAAGGATGTGTTGGTTAAACCTCTAGCACCTGTCATGGTTACTAAAGAGATTACAGAACAGATTCCTACAGGTGAAGTTGATGAAGATGGTTTCAATAAGTATGATACGCAAACTGAAACTAAGGAGGTAGAGTCTGAGTATTCAACAGGTGTAGTGCTGAAAGTTCCTACATGCTTAACAGAATGTGAATATAAAGTAGGAGATACTATTGTTTATAATAAAAAGTTTGCTAAAGACTTCGATTTGTTTAAAGATAGTCAATTAGTCAAACCATACGATATAATTGCTATATCAAATACAATTTAAATTTGCTTAACTCATTGTTAGAATAAACCCTGGCGTTAGTCAGGGTTTTTTATTATCTATATAATAAGTGTTAATAAATGTTAACAGATTTTAACATTTATTTATTCTACCGTTTATAGATACATAAACATTAAAAATAAATATTATGAGCTACAAAGTAATTAAGGAATTTGGTTCTGCTAAGAAAGGTGATGTATTAGCAGAAGATGAAACAGGTTTAGTATCATTTAACATTACTGAAGATAATTACACTAGAATGATGTCTTTAGATTATGATACTGCAGATTACTTATGTGAAGAAGGTTATCTTTTAAGTATTGATGATGAAAGTAAGTATAATGTAGATGCTACTTTAGAGCTCATTGACGACTTACTTGAGAAATACGAAAGTAACTTAAAAGAGACTAATGAAAAAGCAAATAAAGGCGAAATACAACCTTGTGTTAAGTTAGAAGCTGAAACAGTATATTATAACTTAAATAAGGTTTTAAATAAAATTAAGGATACGTTGACAAATGAATAAGCTTGTGAAATCAGTAAGCAAAGCCGATTTAAATACAGAATTCTTAAAGAGTCTTAATGGTATACTTGATCTTACTGATAGGGAGCTAGAGTTACTAGCTACATTCATAGCAATAGATGTTAACACTCCTAAGCTCCCTAACATAAGTAAAAATGTAATATCTACTGAAAACAGAAAATATATTAGGAAAGTATTAGGTATTACTCCCGATAATTTAAGTAGATATATAACTAAATTTAAGAATCAAGGTATACTAGTGAAAGGTAAGATTGAAGACGAAGTTGTAGTAAATAAGGCACTTATACCTGAAATAATCGGCGATAGAGTACAGATTACTATAATATTAAGAGTAAATAAAGATGAAGATTAAAACAACAATAGTAAGACCTGGCACTATATTATGTTGGAAAGAATATAACATATTTACCAGATTATGGAATAAATTAAAGAAAAAGGATCTGCCTTATAATAAGTTTGAGATCATTCCTACTAATATAGAGCTACTTACAATAGATGAGTATAATTTTATTGCATATACTCCTATACGCAAGTACAGTAAACAGGAAATACACAAACTACAATCTGTTTATGATAATTGTGTAAATGATAGAAATTGGGAAGATATCAAAGCTATAATCAATATAGTAAGGCCTAATACATTTAATGATTCTTCTACTTTAGAAGAATGTAAATATTACAAAAAGATAGATTTAAATGAGGAATCAAGTGAGTATATATACTAAATTAAGTAATAAGTATAATATCCCATACCCTATCATAGAAGTAATATGTAATAGCCCGTTTAGATTTACTAACAGTGTTATATCTGATTTAGATCCAAAGCCTGTCAGATTCTCTTACTTAGGTAAATTCAAATTAAAGAAAAGATATGAAAAAGAAACCGTATGATGTCTATAGTCCTGAGATATATCCTAGACTATTATTTGTAAGTACTAATATTGAGGGTTTAGATAAATATTTTATATTTCTTGATGTATACGGTAACAACGACGGAAGTGAATATAATAAATTGCTACAAGAAGTAGATAAATATGACGGTGGAATGGTTACTTGTAAAGTAATACGTAAGAGCGATAATAGATACGGAGTAATAGTGATAGCTGTTACTAATATAGAAGATATTACTCCAGATATGATTCCTCATGAGGCAGTACATGTTGCAGATTACTTTTGTGAACAATTAGGTTTATATACGCAAGACTTTAAAGACGGCAACGAAGCATATGCTTACTTAGTAGGATGGGCTGCAGGAAATATAAGTAATACTATATGTAATGAATTAAAAAATAAGGACTATGACAATTGAAGAAAGTAAAATGATGTGGAAGTTAGAAGTGGAAAACAATAAACCACTCTATGGTTCATTTAGTAATGAAATGAAACGCCTATATAATAAAGTAGATGAATTAATTAACGAAGGTGTAATTACTTATGAAGATTTCACCAATGATGTAATTGATAGTATTACTACTACTATAGTAGATAATGGCAAGAGTAATGCAGAACCTAGTAGAGCCGATCAGGTAAATGCAATGTGTGACATGCTATTTAAGAAGTATGAAGAATATAAAAAAGTAGAGCATACAGGAGGAGATAGAGAAGTTTTAGCAGATAATACAGAATTATCAGATGAAACCAGATTATGTGAATCCGAATGTACCGATGGGACGTGCTAAGGAAATTATAGCGAGATTATAGAAAGAATATTATTTAGGTTATTTAATTGATTGATTATTATGATTAAGTATATTTGTTCAGTAGATAGAGGTACCGTTATTAGTTACGATAAAGAAGTAGAAAATGTTAGTTTACTAAATCATTTTTATGTAGACTATACATGGTATATTCCCGAAGATGGAGAGTGGATCTATACAAAGAAAGATGGTTCTAAAGAGAGAAGGAGTGTTACTAAAGGCACTATGGTAATAAAATTGTATCCTATAGATAAAGAAAGTGATGCAGAGTACATCTTTATTGAAAATGATGAAGTAAAGAATCACTGTAACAGATTGCTAGAAAAGGAGCAAGAAGAAAAAAAGAAATCTACTTCTTGTGATATTGAATGTGATTGTGCTTGTGAACCTGTACCGTGTGGTTGCTAATATGGATAAATTATTGATAGACCAGTACGGTAATGCTATTCTATATAAAGTAGATACTAATAGCATTAAAAATGTATCTGATAACTTTGAATGTAGAACTATGTATGTTGCATAGTAGGATGGTCAAGTAATAACAGAAGAGGAAGTAATAGACTATAAATTAGGAGATATTGTACTTATACTAAGTAAATATGATTCTATAAGTAATAAGTGGACACTAAAACCAATAGTCTGCTCTGATGCTTTTGCTAAAGACGACCTCATAAGATGGAGTAAGGAAGATAATAAACAGGTTCTTATAAATGAAACTATTTGATATTGTTGGTGGTAAGGTAGTAATACATCCTGATGCTATAGGTATCCCATGCTTTAAAAAGGTGTGGGATACTGATAAGCCAGATAAGGAGCATTCTTCTAAGGTAATAAGTTATATTGTACTTATGAATAAATGGGATAGTCCTTATGTACAGAGTATGGATGAAGATAGTAGAGAGCTTAAATTAAAGAAGGAAATATTTAATGATGAAAATTATAAATTAACTTCTGAAGAACTAATTTGTGAAGAGGAATATAAGAACCTACTTAACACTAGAGCTCTACAAATGCTAAATAATATGCGTCTAAAACTAGATAGTGTGAGTAAATACTATAAAGAATCATTAGACGATACTTTAGACGAAAAGAAGATTAAGGATTTATTAGCTGGTATGACTTCTGTAGGTGGAGTACTTAAAAGTATAGATTCACTAGAGACTATGGTTAAAGCGGAAGAAGTAGCTATAGGCAAAGTTAAAGGTGATGCTAAAGTAAATCCATACGAGTTGGCAAGATAATACATTAAAATATAACCAAATATTAACAACACGTTATAGTGTATAAATGAAGATTTTATTATGAATAAGAAATTTACGATTACTATAGATTTGACTAAGGATACAGAAGAAGTATTTAGACAGATTGAAGAAGCTTCTGAATATTTGAACAAACCTGTAAAGAAGTCATTATGGCAAAGAATTAAATCTTGGTTCTAAACCATCAGAACCCTTACGTGGAGGGTAAGAATATCCACGTGATATTGCCCTATGGTGTAATGGTTAGCACAGGAGGCTCTAACCCTCTTAGTCTGCGTTCGAGTCGTAGTGGGGCTACCAATAACGGTAAGTTTGCAGTAGCTGTGGGTAGTATCCGAACTTCTGAAAGATGATAAGAATGACCCTCTACTTACCGTTACCTTACAAATAGATCTATTCTATTAAAAATACTAGTCCTTTGAAACTATAATAGCAGAAGGAAACTTGTTAGATAGGTAGTTATCGTGAACAGGTAGTCTGGGGTAATGTTAGCCCAGGTGGGGAGTACTAAACATACGGCGTATAAAACCATAGCTCAAGAAACTAGGTTACAGCTACAGAAATTTCCCCAATAAATTTTTCGTAATTAAAGTTATAAATTATTCTCTGAATAGAAGGGGTTCGTTGTGAAACGCGCCCCTTTTTTAAATATGATATGGTTGATTTTAATAAGAAAATTGTAAATTCAAATAAATTTCGCTAGGCTGCATTAAATTTTATTAATACTGGTAGTTATTGTAATTTTCCTGAATCTACTTCAGAATATTTTAAGTTCTGGGATGAGGAAAGTAAAAGATGTGTAGATGGTTATACTGCTGATGATGGAGATTTCATTAGCGGGTATAACTATTTTTATTTAAATTATTGTCCCATTCAAAGAATCGTTTATACTGTATTAGAAAATAAAAAAGTAAAAAAGACCAGAGAGTTATAGTTTCCGGACTTCTATGATTACGATTATTACTTTTTCTAGGCTATGTAGGAAGCTGAAGATGAAGGTAAACATCTATGCGCATTAAAAAGTAGGCGTAAAGGGTACTCATATAAAAATGCAGCAATGGCCTGTCGTAATTATTATTTGATACCAGGAAGTAAAACATATATATATGCTAGTAATAAATAGTATTTGACAGAAGATGGTATTCTTACTAAAGCTTGGGACTATATGGACTTCATAGATAAGAATACCGCTTGGGGTAAGAAAAGATCTGTAAATACGCAGATGCGCAAACGAGCTGGATTCTTTACTAAGGATGAGTATGGTAACTAGATAGAATTAGGTTATAAATCAGAAATTATAGGCGTTACTCTAAAGGATAATCCAGATGTAGTTCGTGGTAAAGCTGGCAAATTGATTATATTTGAAGAGGCAGGTTCATTTTCCGAATTAGGAGCAGCATGGCAAATTGCTAGACCATCGGTAGAACAAGATGGGGTTGCATTTGGTACTATGATTGCATTTGGTTGTGTTTGCGCTGGTACTAAAGTATGGACAGCCGATGGTAATTGTGTATCCATAGAAGATCTCAATCCTCAAGATGGTATTATGGGCTGGGATACGTATTAGGTATACCCTTAGAATATATCTAATGTTAATCCTCCTGCTGAAAAACCATGCTTACGTATAACTACAAACACCGGTCGTACTCTAGAATGCAGTACAGACCATCCATTACTATGGTCTACCCCCGGTAAGACTAAAAGGGTACCAGGGAAGAGAGCATAGAATGAGCGCATGAAGTCATGGTTATGGCATAGAGCTGATTTGTGTAAAGTTGGGGAGCAAGTAGCCGTTATAGATGAAATACCTTACTTTGGTAAATAGAAGATGTGGGAACCAAGACTAGTCGGGTGGTTAATTGGTGACGGTAGCTACGGAAAGGATAAAACTCCAAGATTAAGTAATTGTGACGATTCTATTAACAGTTATGTGTTTGAAAACTTTAATACAGTAGTGGAAAGAACACATACAACTAATACTGGTAAAACTTATTATGAAACTAGAATAAAAGGTATTTGTAAGAAGTTAAGAGAATTAGGAATATATGGGTAGACTAAGGATAAAAAGACATTACCTATAGATATTGATAAGTATGACTTTGATAGTCTATCTGAACTAATTGGAGGAATATATGATACAGACGGTTATATTAGAGTAGATAAAGATGGTAGAGTGAGAATTATTCTCACTCAAGCATACGATACTATGTTAAAACAACTTCAACTGTTATTGTTGAAGTTCGGAGTAAGCAGTACAATACGTTATACCAAATATAAGAATGAAAATACACATGTTTCAAACGGTAGAACAATTAAATCAAAAAATGGGGAATATCGGTTAGAAATAAATGATGTTACAAGTGTATGTAAATTTGCAGACAGAATTCCATTAAAAGTGGAATATAAATAGTCTGCACTAGATATGATATTAGTGTTTGCTTAGAATCATATAAACAAATACAATAAATATCTGTGCGGAGTACATGCCGAAAGGATAGTTAAAATAGAAGATATAGGTATACGACCTATATATAATATTACAGCTAAAGAATAGAGTAATTATATTGCAAATGGTATAGTAACCCATAATACCGGCGGTGACGAAGGCAGCCACTTCGAGACACTAAAAGATATGTTTTATAACCCAGATGGTTATAATTGCTTAAGCTTTAAAAATATATGGGACGAATCTGCTGCTACTAAAGAGTGTGGTTTCTTTATACCTCAGTATACTAATTTGGATTTTAGAGATGCTGAGGGAAACAGAATGTATATGGATTCTGATGGTAACACCGTGCATAAAAAATCATTAGAATTTATATTAGAAGAGAGACGTAAAGTAATCGAAAATGCAACTAGTAATAATACTATAGATAGATACGTAGCAGAGCATTGCCTAACTCCAGCTGAAGCATGTCTTGAATTTAACGGTAATATATTTCCTAAGAAAGAACTACAAGAATAGCTAGCATTGCTTAGGACCAATAAGAAACTATAGAATCATAAATAGGTAGGCGATTTAGTATGGCAACCGGACGGTAGTCTTAAATGGGTTATTAAGAAAACTGGAGATATAACCAGATACCCACTTAGACAAGGAGATGATCCTACTGGTTCTATAGTAATATGGGAGCATCCTAATAAGGATGCTAGTGCTGGTTTGTATATTGCAGGTATAGACTCATATGATTATGATGAATCGAGTACTACATCATTAGGTTCTTGTTTTATATATAAGAGAGTATAGTCTATAGAATAGTATTCAGATATAATAGTAGCAGAGTATACAGGTAGACCTAAGTCAGCAGAAGATTTCTATGAAAATGTACGTAAATTGCTTATATACTATAATGCTAGAGCAATGTATGAGAATCAAAACAAAGGTATATTTGTATACTTTACTAACAAACATTGTGACTATTTACTTGCTGATCAACCAGATATAATCAACGATATAGTAAGTAATTCTAAAGTAAATAGAAAGAAGGGCTGCCACATGAATAAGCAAATTAAGCAATGGGGTTGGGGTCTAATAAAGGATTGGCTAAACGATATTAATGCAGATGGCAAGAAGAACTTATACAATATTATGTCGGAACCGCTATTAGAGGAACTTATAGCTGCAAACGATGTAGTTAACGTAGACCGTGTAATGGCGTTGACCCAAGTAATGATATATAGAGAATAGCTATATAATGTTAAAGTAAAAGAGATTAAAAAAGAGAATAGAAATAGGGTACTGTTTGAAGGCCCTATATTTACTCAAGAATGGTTTCGTGACGACGAAGCTATAGATAATATCGAAGCATATATGTTTTAATTATGAATAATATTAATCAAATGCCAATACAGAAACTTCCTATGTCTAAGAAGACAAAAGACTGGCAAGAAAGTTGTATAGACTATGTTATAGGTCGTAGTTTAGGAGGTTCTAGAAATGGTAATAACAGAACTCGCAGAGAGGAGATGCAGACGTACTATGATCTTTATAATAGTATATACAATGAAAAAGATCTAAAGTATGTTACTAATCCTTTTAAACAGCAGGATGGCTTTCCTGCAATGGCTTAGGATTATAATATAATTAAGCCCAAAATAGACTTACTGTTAGGAGAAGAAACTAAAAGACCATTCAACTTCAGAGTAGTACGTACAAGTGATATAGCTGCTAGTGAAATGTAGGATAGAGCTAAATAGCTTTTAATAGATTACATTCAGGCTACTATAATGAGTAAATTAGGTCCTGAAGAACAAGCTAGATACTAGGAAGCTTTACAGAATGGTGAGATAATGACTCCTTAGTAGATACAAAAATACATGAGTAAAGACTATAAAGATATAGCAGAAGTAACTGCATATCACAGTCTTAATTACTTAAAAAATAAGTTAAACATTACTCATGAATTCTTCAAAGGTTGGAAGGATGCTTTAGTTGGTGGTGAAGAGATATACTATGTAGGTATACTGAATGGAGAACCGTGCCTCGAACGTGTTAATCCTATCTACTTTGATTATGATACTGAAACGTCCGACTTGGAATTCATTCATGACGCAGAATGGTGTTGTTATGAAATGAATATGTCTGTAACTGAACTATATGATAGATTATACGATAAGATGTCTGAGAAACAGCTAAATTAGTTGTTAGATATGATGGATCAAGCTTCTAAAGGAGGTATAAATCCTGAAGTAAGAAAGACATCTTTAGACTATACTCATATTAAAACACATACTATTAACGGATTCAGTAGTAATCCATTTGATAGTACTAATAGTGTGAAAGTATGGCACTGTTGCTGGAAATCATTTAAGAAGATAGGCTTTGTTACTATAATTGATCCTGAATTAGGTGAGCCTAAAGAATATCAAGTAGATGAGAGCTATAAAGAGACCGGGATGGAACTTAATGTAGAATGGAAATGGATTACTGAAGTATGGGAAGGATATAGAGCTGGTGAAGACTTATATATAGGAATACAACCATTAGAATATCAATATACTTCATCTGATAATCCTAACTCTCAGAGATTGCCTTATACTGGAGTAGTATATAATAATACAAACAGTAGACCACGTAGTTTAGTAAGCATGATGAAACCATTACAGTATATGTATATTGTACTATGGTATAGACTTGAGCTTGCTATGGCTAGAGATAAAGGTAAAGTAGTAAATATGGACATTACTTAGATACCAAAATCTATGAATATAGATGTATCTAAATGGATGCATTACTTATCTGCTCTTGGTGTAAACTTTATTAATCCGTATGAGGAAGGATGGGACATACCTGGTAGAGAAGGGGGTAAACCTAGTTAGTTTAATCAGATTACAGCTCTTGATCTTACTATGGCCAATACCATAGACCAGTATATTAATCTTATGGATAAGATTGAAAGTATGCTATCTGAGATATCTGGAGTTAGTAAGCAAAGGGAAGGGTCTATTTCATCTAATGAATTGGTAGGTAACGTAGAACGTTCTGTAGTGCAATCAGCTCATATTACTGAACCTTGGTTCTGGACACACAATTAGGTAAAGAGAGAATGTCTGACTATGTTACTTAATACAGCTAGATATGCGTGGAAAGACGGTAGTAAGACGCATTTGCAATATATATTAGATGATGCTACCAGAGCCTTTCTGACTTTATCTGATGAGATGCTCTATGAAGATTTTGATATATTTATAGAGGATACTACTAAGAATCAACAGTATATAGAAACTCTTAAACAGCTAATGCAACCTGCTATGCAGAATGGAGCTAGTTTACTCGATATAGCTGAAATTATTACTATGGATAATATTAGTATGATTAAGTCTAGATTAGAGGAGATTGAGCAGAAACGTATGGAACAGCAACAGGCTATGGAATAGGCTCAAGCAGAACGTGAACAGCAAGCTATTCAAATGCAAAATGAGATTAAGGAAGAGGAGCTTATGATTAAAGAAGCAGAAATGGATCTTGAGAAGTATAAGATAGATCAAGATAATGCTACTAAGATTACTGTAGCTCAACTTAATGCTTACAGAGGTACTGAGAATATGGATTAGAATGAGAATGGTGTACCTGATGTCATGGAAATAGCCCAGCAAGCTTTAGCTGAACGTAAGCAAGCATCTGATGAAGCTTCTAAACAATTTGAATTCAATGCTAAGATTAGAGAGCAAAAGATGAAGAAAGAGATAGAAGATAAGAAGAATTAGCTTGAAAGAGAAAGAATGGATCATGAAATGAAGTTGCAGGCAGCTAAAGACAAAGCAGCACTTGAAAGAGAGAAACTTAAAGCTAAAACTGCAATCAAGAATAAAGTAACAGGAGAGAAATAATTATGAATTGGTTTAAAGAAACGTGGTGGATAATTAAACAGTTGTTTACTAAAGTAAAAGCAGACAAAGTAGAGTATAAACATATGGATCATTATCCATTTAGTGGTTATTCTGCAATGAGCTGGTGTGGTTACTTGTTAAGTAGAAAACCTGAATCTCAGATTAAGCCTACTACTTGGAATCATGAAAATATTCATCTCTATGAAGCTAAAGATAAAAAGAGATGGATAAGTTATTATTGGTCTTATGTGTGGGAATGGATTAAAGGTAATCCAATTATTTATCCTGCATCTAGTGCTTACTATACTATTCCTTATGAGATGGAAGCTTATGCTAATGACGATAACTTTGATTATCTGAAAACACGTAAGCCTGAAGATCTTGATAAGTACAAGATTAAGGATAGAAAGAAGACATATAAGGCTAATAAGAAGAATTGGAAACAATATCTTAAAACAATTGAATAATAGGAGGAATTAATTATGGCATGTGGAGGTAAGAAGTCTGGTAGCTCTAAGAAGGGCAAAGGCGGAAAGAAATAATTGAAAGATTATGGATAGACAAGCATTTAAATAGAGAATGCAGAACCTAAAGTCTTACCGGGAGAATAATCCCGGTAAAGGCTATTGGGATTGGAAAGTAGAAACATTTGCAGATGGCGGTGAGGTAGGTGATCCTGAGAAGGAAAGATTCTATCAGGCTACGGGTAGAAGTAGTAGTGGTAGACCTTTAGAAGAAGGTTTAAAACCTGTGTTCAGTCTTGAAGATGCTGCTAATATGACTCCTATTGGCGATGCTATATCAGCTAGAGATACTTATAATGCTGTAAAGAATAGAGATTGGTTGAGTGCTGGATTGGCTGCAGCTACCATGATCCCGTTTGTACCTATGTCTGTAAAGAGTTACAGAAAGAAATACAAAGGAGTTACGCCAAAACGTGAAATACCTACGGTAAATAAAGACGCAAGAAATGACGCTATCAACGAAGCTATAAAATATAAAGAAAATAGAATTAAATTATACGAATAGGCTTTAGAAGATAGAAACTTAGAATACGAGAATTGGATTGAAAATGAAGATGCTCTACGAAGAGCTGTCAATTTCGATAAGAAATATGGTACTAACTACGTAAATGCTTACACTAAAGAGTTAAGAAACTATGCTAAAGGAAAGAATTCAAATGATTTAACTCAAGTAGGTATAAAACCAATGACTGCGGATGGTTCCTTTGACCCTGCCATACCTAATTATATATTTATCAGCAGCGATTAGATAGGAGCAGCTAGACCTAAAAGCGGTCTTATTAATCACGAGTTAGGTCATAGAATAGATAGATAGGCTGGAGTAATAGGACCTCAGGGATAGTTAAATATACCTATATTTGATAGGAGTAAATTTGAGAGTACTGAAAGACTTAAATAGATATATCCTAAAACATACGATAGAATCCAAAACTATTTACTTAAAGATTCTGAGATAAAATCACACATGAACGCCTTTAGAACCTATCTCAGAGATAATAATATGCTAGGCCCTAATGGTAAAGAAACTTTAAATTCATTTAAGAAAAAGTTATTTAATTCTGATTTTGATAACCTCAAGAAGATATTTAATAGTTATAAAAGTGGTAAATAGTTTATATAGGATTTTAATATGATTCCAATAACAAAAGTCAATAATAACAATAATACATTAGTATGATAGTAGATCCAATATCGGTTGAAACAAAATTATAGACCTATATTAGAGCTGCTAAAAAGCAGCAATAGTATGTCGAAACATTCACTCCAGTATATTGTACTGATACTATATTCAATTATTACGATGGTAGCTATACGGGATTAGATTAGTCCTGTTATTCTACTTTCGATCCTAGGACAGATCCGCTATATGCTAAAAATCTTACTAGAGAAGAATTAGATGCACTAACTAATTAGAAATATTTTAATGAAGAAGAATTGAGATATTACTTTGATCTATTAGTATCTAGATACTGTCTGCCTGATAAGGAATACGATATAGAAGAAAGTGAATCAGAAGAGGACATTGATGAAGCTATCGATGAACTCAAACATGAAATAAATGAACTTAAAGAAATACAACAAATCTAATTATATATAATTATGGATAATGTAACATTGAACGGTTTTGAGGTATTTGAAGAACTCATGCCAGGAGCAAGTGTAAAGAATAAATCTATTACTCCTCCTACTAATGAGGAAGAGGAAGAAACAAAAATTGATCTTGAAGGAGTAGGAGAAGAACTCAGTGAAGAAGAGTTAAATAATATTCGCAAGAATACGAAAACTGAAACTGAAGAAGAGAAAGAGGAAGAGCTTGAAGAAGAAGATAAAGAAGTAAAATCTAAATCTAAAGCTAAACCTAAAACTACTACAAAGGAAGAAACAGAAGAACCTGAAGTTGAGGAAGAAGAACCAGAAGAGTCTACTGATGAAACTACCATAGTAACAGGTTTCTTTGATTCTTTGTCTGAAAAGTTAGGTTGGGATGATATTGAAGATGATGATAAACCTAAGACTGTTGAAGATCTTATTGATTACTTTAACGATGTAATTGAAGAAAACTCAGTACCACAATACGCTAGTGAAGAAGTTGAGCAACTTGATAAGTTTGTTAAGAATGGTGGTAATTTGAGAGATTACTTCTCAATTGACAATGAAATTGATCTTGATGATATCGATCTCGAAGATGAAAGTAATCAGAAGTTAGTATTGAAAGAATTCCTTAAAGAAAAGGGTTTTAATGCTAAATAGATTGAAAAGAAACTTACTAAATATGAGGAAGCCGGTATTCTTGAAGATGAGTCTCAAGATGCTGCTGAAGCCCTTAAGGACATAAGAGAGAATAAGAAACAACAGCTATTGAAAGACCAAGAAAATGCCGCTAAGCTCGCAGCCCAACGTCAACAGGAGTACTTTGATACCGTTGTCAACGAAATAAAGGGCATGGATAATATCCGCGGTGTTAAAATTCCAGAAAAGGATAAACAAATACTGTTGGAATATATATTCAAACCTACCTCTGATGGTATGACCAAATTTCAAAAAGATTGGTCTAAGAGCGTAAAAAATTTAATTGAGTCTGCCTACTTTACTATGAAAGGAGATACGCTTGTAAAAGCTGCTGAAGTAAAAGGCCAAAATGCAGCTATTAACAAGTTTAAGAATAGTCTCAATAGAACAGGTGTAAGTAGAAAGACTAAGAAACAGGATAACACTAGCACCGAGTCTATGTGGAATTCTTTTGCGCGAAGATTACGTGCAGATTAATATTAACTAATAAAAATTAAAATTACTAGTATTTTATGGATAATAATATTCTAAATAACTTAGTTTTATACAAAGGTAAATGGTTCAGTGATTTGATTGATACCGCTAAGATTTCTGCGGCTTCTCAATAGAATCCATATCAGGTTGCTACCGTGTTGTCTTATGTATTCGGAACTAAGGATAATGGTTACAACACTTCTTTGGATATGCTTACTGGTGGTCTTGGTAACGTAATGACTATCGACCAACCGAGCTGGGAGTGGAATGTAATGATTGATGCCGATAGAGCAGTTACAATTAGAGATGCAAAATGGAATGGCGCAGCTATTACAGATGATTCAACTGCAGGTCTTGGCAATACACCGATTATGCTGTGGTTAGAAGATAACTGGTTTGGTCCTACTGCTGTATTGGAATTTGATGATAAGGAATTCCAAGTACGTGTAGCAGGTGCTCCGTATCAGGACGGTAACCTGTGGGTATATACTTGTTTTGTAGCTGATGGTCAGCCTACTTCTTATATCCCTGCAGAACTCTTGAAACCGGGTTGCCAAGTATCTCGTCTGGCTTCTGCTGTTGAAGAATACAGTGAAGAGGGCGATATCCTGAACTATAATACTCATTTCAAGATGCGTAATTATCTTACTACAATTCGTATCAACTATGATATTACTGGTTCAGCTTATTCTACAGTAATGGCAATTGCTTTGCAGGATCCTAAGACTGGTAAGAAGTCTTATTTGTGGGCTGATTATCAGGAATGGGTAGCTCTGCGTGAATGGTATAAGAGATGTGAACGTATGTTGGTTTACATGAAATCTAATGTAAATAAAGATGGTTCTTGTAATCTGAAAGGTACTAACGGCCGTCCGGTATTTATTGGTGCTGGTCTGTTGGAACAGATTGCTCCGTCTAACAGACGTTACTATACTCATCTTACTGCAGAACTGTTGGAAGACTTCCTATTTGACCTGTCTTACAATGTACTTGGTACTAACGAACGTAAGTTTGTTGCATTAACTGGTGAAATGGGTATTCGTGAATTCGATAGAATCCTGAAAGAAAAGGTAGTTAACATGAACTTGATTGATACTGTATTTGTAACTGGTTCTGGTGATAGCCTTACTTTTGGTGGTCAGTTCAAGACTTATAAGATGACTAATGGTATCGAGTTGACTCTGAAGTATTTCCCGCTGTATGACGATATTACTTACAATCGTAAGTTGCATCCGGTTACTTTGAAACCGCTGGAATCATATCGTATGACATTCCTGGATCTGGGTAGACGTGATGGTGAAGCTAATATCGTTAAGGTAGTTCGTAAGGATCGTGAATTCGTAACTTGGACTACTGGTGGTGCAGTTCTTCCGTCTGGCTACGGTAAGTCTATTAATACTCTGAGATCTAATGGTAAGGACGGATACACTGTGTTCTTCCTCGGTGAAATGGGTATAATGATTAGGGATCCTAGAGCTTGTGGAGAATTAATATGTGACGCAGATTAATTCAAAAAAGTTAAACTAATTTGGGAACCTTATTAAGCTACTCCCGTTATTAACATATCTAACACATTAAGGATATGAAAAGTAACGAAGTATATAAAATAACAAATAAGTTAACTAATAAGGTTTATATTGGAATAACAAATCAAGGTTCTGGTGCGAGATATCGCCATCATTGGTATGAGTCTCGCATCGGCGAACCTTCTCCGATTCATCGTTCTATGGCGAAATATGGCGAAGAAAATTTTACATTAGAAATAATTGATTTTGCTGATACCTACGATGAATTAAAAGAAAAAGAGAAATACTGGATTAAATGGTATAATTCTACAGATAGGAGTATAGGGTATAACTTAACTGAAGGCGGAGACGGAACTTTTGGTAGAATGCATTCTGAAGAGACCAAAGAAAAAATCAGACAAAAAGCCTTAGGTCGTAAAGCGTCAGAAGATACTAAAAAGAAGATGTCTGAATCTAGAAAAGGTAAATGTTCTGATAAACAAAAGGAACACTTATCTAAATTGCAAGAGCAATGTAAAACTAAAGTTTATCAGTACTCTAAAACTGGAGAGTTTATAGCAGAGTATGATTCTATTATAGAGGCTTGCAAAGCTAATAGTTTAAGCCGTAATACCATCCGCATCCAATTAAAGAATCCTCCAAGAAATCCAAATGATCACAGAATAAAATTTCTCTGGAAAACTGTTAAAACAGAAAGATACTAACTGAACAATCTAATTAATAATTATGGAAGTAATCGTTAGAATAATTAAAACCAATCCCTGGACGGGGATTACTAAATGGCCTACATGTTTTGACTATGTAAGCTCTTACTGGACTAGATCTGGTAATTTATATACTGGTTTATCTGCAGAAGATGCAACTAGATTAGAAAAAGAAATTGGTTATCCTGAGGGATAGTTATCTCCCAGTAGTACATTCTGGGATACTTTTGCTATTAAAATTGGCAAAAAGGATCTAATACTAGATACTAATAGATCTGAGGATGAATTAAAATACCTATTCCTTAAGAAACATAAGAGAGTAGCTAATGGTCTTAACAATATTAAGCCTAGCACTGATTATGTTATGATTAATAAGGATAGTGAAGCAGAAGAACAGAACAAGTTCAATAAAGTTAAGCGTGAAGCATATAGAGAGATGGATAAGATGTCTACTGAAGAAATGCGTAAGTGTTTACGTCTCTACGGTATGAAATCAGACTCTATGTCTAATGAAGTTGCTGAAGCTAAATTGTCAGAATTTATTGAAGCTGATCCTTCTAAGTTCTTGATGAAATGGGTAAATAACCCTAATAAAGAAATTAACTTCGTAATTGAAGAAGCTATTGCTAAAAACATTATTAGAAAGAATCGTGCTCAATATTACTTTGGTACTGATTTAATTGGTAATGGTCTTGAAGATGTAATTGCTTATCTTAAGGATAAGAAGAATCAAGATATTAAATTAGCAATACTTAATGAAATTAAATCTAAGTAATGACTAATAAAGATTCTCATATAATTTTCAAGGTAGTTCTGGATAAGAATGCAGAAGGTATTGCTTATGGTGGATGCCCAGCATTCTTAGATGAAGAAGTAGACTTATTTCTTAATCAAGCATAGTTAGAAATCTTAAGTAATAAGATTACTGGTAACAATGCATTAAGAGTAGGTTTGGAAGGTTCTGTATCTAACTTATCTGAAATAGAGAAGTTAATAGCTACAGATGTTAACCTTCATGCTGTACATACAGACTATAATGAGTATGCATTAGAAGATGTTCATGATGAAGATAATAGAATGACTATACTTAGTGTATTACTTAAGTATGGACAATTCTAGACTAACTGTGTACTTACTAGCCATGAGTTAGTAAAGCCTTTTAAGCAGACTTATAATAATATACCTTGGGTAGAGAATCCAGTAGCTACTTTAGAAAATAATAAACTCTTAGTATACGTAGATCCTGTTTTAATGCAGGATCCTATGTATGCTCCAAGAGTAGAAGATAATACAGAGTTCTATAGAGTAGATCTAACTTATGTTAAGAAACCAACTAAGTTTGACTACACTAAACCTGAACAAGAATTAGATTTTCCTGAGGATGTCATGTATGAGATTATTAATAGAGCTGTAGTAATTGCTTTAGAGAATATAGAATCTCAAAGACAATCTTCTAAGTTTTAGTTAAACCAAGTATCTGAATAATTATGACAGAGAGGAGTTTTTAGATTAATGTAGAGAGGCAGCTAAATAATATCATACCTAGTTATAATGAAGCTATTAAGTTTCCTTCAGATACTTTGTTTCATTTTATAAATAGAGCTAAAGACGAATATGTTAAATAGAATTTTAGAGTATTCTAGAGGAATCAAGAGATTACTGATAACATACGTACTTTAGTAAATACTAAAGATTATACTACTTATAATTTTAGTAAGTTAGGTAACAAATGGGAAGCCAATTATCCTGAAGATTATATGTTTGCACTTGGTGAAAATGTATACATAAGTATAAAGGATAATAAATGTAATAACTTAATTACTCATGAGTCTGATGTAATAGAGGCTACAATAGAGACAGTAAGCTCTAGACTAAGTAATAGTCTATCAGATCATAAATTGCGTTATAATCAAGCAAAACCTATTAGAGTATATACTGACAATAAAATTGTATTATATACTGATGGTAATTATGATATAAGTTCATATTAGCTTACTTATTTAAGAAAAGCAAAAGATCTGGGTAATGTAAGTGATCTTACTGAAGAATATACAGATCTTCCAGAAAATACACATTAGGATATAGTAGATCTAGCAGTTCAAATGATAGTGCAGACTATACCTAATACCAGTTCTAAGAAATCTTAGGACGAATAATTAAGGCGCTTACCAACGTGGAAATCTGAAATAATGAAAGTAGAAAGTAAGCGAATAGACTAAGCGCTAATGTCTAATTTAAAAACAAACATTTAATATGATAACTTCAGTACACTCAGTTCTGATTGGAAAACAAGCTCCAGCTTCTTACACTACAGTAGATGCTTTGGCTGTTGGTGATGTTGCTTTGTTCGATGAGAATAAGGCTCTTATTAAAACTGCTGATGCTGCAGTAAATGCTAACTCTCTGTATGTAGGTGTAGCAGGTGAAAAGATGAATGTTACTATGCCTGATGGTACAGTAGCACAGAAAGCTAATATTGATTTCTCTACTGAAATCCAGAAAGCTTCTAAACCGTCTGCAGTAAAATATGTAGCTCCTGTTGAAGAAAAGATTGTAATCACTTTAACTAACGCTACTATTATTGCTGGTAATCGTTACGTTTTGCGTATCGTTTATAAGGATATGTATGAAGCTGCTTGGCAGTTTACTCATACTTATGAAGTATATGCTGAAACTACTACAGCTAAAGATTTAGTAGACGCTTTCTTGAAGAAGATTAACGCTCACAAGAATCGTAGAGTACAGGCTACTGCTTCTGCTGCAGTTCTGACTTTGACTGCTATGCCGAAGGATGATAATGAAGGTGTTTACTCTTTGAGTGAATACAGCGTTGTATCTATGGAAGCATCTCTGTATGAGACTATTCCTGGTGCATTGCTTGCTAATCAGCCTAAGGCAGTTGTAGGTGCTACGATTGTTAAGACTGCTGGTAATCCTGGTAAGGGTTATTGGAAGCAAGTACGTGATGCAGAAGTACGTAACATGGGTTATAAGGGTCACGTATTTACTGGTGCATATCCTATTGTTGAACAAGTCCGTAAAGTAGTAGAAGATGCAGAATATGACTATGCTATCATCGAAAACGATAACCTGTACTTGAGCAATGATAATCAGTACATCAAGACTACTCCGTTGACTACGGAAGTTTATTGTCCTAGTTTAGTTGATTCTATCGTAGATAAAGGTATTCAGTCATTTATCGCTGGTAAGACAATTGCCTAATCCACATTAGAGAGATTGAATTTGGGATAAACATTCCTTTTACAAACTACAGAAGTGGAGTTGTGGAATATTCCACTCTCCACTTTTTTTATTGTTGATATATGGACAAATTAACAAATATACAAATAGATGGTGATAAACTGACCTTTAAAATAGAAACTGAAGTAGATCTTAGTAGCTATAGTAAGGAAGTTTATATAGATGAAGTATGGAATTTAAAGAACATACTTGAAGACAGTCCTATACATAACATTGGCTTTTCTGAGAATATTACAATTGATTCCGATAATAATGTAACTGTAACTAGTGATGATATTCTAGAGTTAGATTGGAATATGAAGTATGTTACATTAAGATGTTTTACGGATCAGGAAGAAATTCATTTTCATGGTATATACTACAATCCTTCAATTGTGTATATGGCAGAAATTAGGAAATTACATACTCACTGTTCAACTTGTTTAGATGATCAGACTATGCAGAATATAATGTTAGTAGTCTTTAAGAGATAGTTGCTTGAGTATGCTTTGGCATCCGATTATTATCGTGATGCTTTACAATTATATGTAGATATCTGTAGATTACTTGAGATATCTATTAGACCCAAATGTGCAGCTAGTACTTGCTGTAATAATGCTATTCTTACTCAGAAAGGTGACTGCCTTAATACAGAAAAGGATAACTGTCTTCACTTAGAGAAAGAGCGTAACTCTGCTACTTTATTTAGTGGTATTTGTTACTCTTGTTCTAATAATACTTGCAGTACAGGAAATTGCAGTAATGGTTATTGTAAATTATAAAATAGATAGATATGTTACAAAAGTGTGATGGTGTAAAGATATTAGACTTAGAAGAGAAGCTTGAAGCTACAGGTGGTGAATACATTGTTACTGCAGAAAAAGACAATAACTATAAATTACCGCTTGAATCTGTAGCTGATATAGTTATAGGTAGTTCTAAGTTTAAAGCTGCAATTAAGGATGTATATGAATCAAGTACACCTACTGCATCTGTATCTTTAGATAAAGATAAGTTCTTATTCTCATTTGGTATACCAGCAGGTAGAACAGGAGATGCAGGTAAGGACGGTAAAGATGGTAAAGACGGTAAAGACGGTAAGGATGGTATTGATGGTGTACCAGGTATAGATGGAGATACTACTAGAGTAGTAATAGCATATAAATCTACTTAGAGTATAGTAAGACCTGATACTCCTGTAGGAGGTAGCTGGGATTACGATACTAATACTATTACATATCCTGAAGGATGGTCTGGTAGTGATAGTAATCCTAATGGCTATGTATGGATGTCTACTGCTACTTTCTCTAGTAAAGGTACAATAGTAGTACCTTGGAGTACTCCTGTGAGACTTACAGGTGCAGATGGTCATGATGGTTCAGATGGTAGTAATATTGAGTTTGTATACAAACTCACTGTAACTAGTTTAGTTACACCTACCAAGCCTACTGGTAATAGTCAGACTGAAGCTATTAGACAAGGTTGGACTGATCATCCTACAGGTATTAGTGAATAGTATCAATGTGAATGGGTTTGTTCACATAACTTGCAAACTGATGGCAGTTGGAGTGAATGGGAAGGCCCTACTATTTGGTCTAAATGGGGTGTAAATGGTAAAGATGGTGATGGAGTAGAATATATTTATCAACGTACTAAATTACCCGCTTCTCCTAAAGAGATTACAGACAATAATCCAGATCAAGATGAGTACATACCTCAATCAGCTCCTGGTGAACAACCTTGGACAGATGATCCTAAGGGAGTAAGTGAAGAGTTTAAATATGAATGGGTTAGTAAAAGAAAGTATAAAGGTGATACTCACAAATGGGGTAACTTTAGTTCTCCGTCATTATGGGCTAAATGGGGTGATGATGGTCAAGATGGTCAACACCTTAGAGTAATGTATACTAAGACATCTGGTAGTGATGTTAAGCCTAGAGACCCAGATAGATTAAATATTAACCCTGGTAGTATTTGGGGTGTAGGTATGCCTACTGCAACTGGCAAAGAAGCAATATGGGGGATTCAAGCTTTAGTTACTTTTGATAATAAGTTAGTAATTGATGAATCATTACCTGAAGATGAAAGAGGTTGGCAAGGACCTTATTTAATTACAGGTGTACCTGGTCTTGATGGTAATAACTTTAATTATCAAGTAGAGGCATTTAAATAGAGTTCTACTCAACCTGAGAAACCTACTAGTAATGATCCGTATCATCCAGGCGATGGTTGGGTACTTACGCCTGATATGTCTACTGGTATATGGTGGAAATGTATAGCGTTAGTTCAAGGTGAAACAGGTACAGTAATAGAATGGGGCGCTGTAGTAAAAATAACAGGTCAAGGAGTTGTTATTAAAGGTACTCTAGATTCTACAGACGATCTTCCAACGGAAGGTAACTAGATAGGAGATGGATGGGTTATTGATGGTTTCTTGTGGGTATGGAATGGTAGTGACTGGGTAAATGTAGGTAAGGTTCAAGGCACGGATGGTAACTACTATGAATACAGATTTGCTAGAAATAATAGTTGGGAAATAGCTCCTTAGTTAAATGCAGCTGAACGTTATCCAGCAGGATGGAGTTCTACTGCACCTGCTCTGAGTAGTGGTAAAGTATTATGGGCTACATTTGCTCTTATTAATGGTGGAGATAACACATTAATGGAACAATGGTGTGATCCATACTATATGACTGGTATGACTGGTGATAATGGTGGTTCTGGTGTTCCTGGAGTAGGTTACGAAGTCAGATACTGTAAAGGTACTGAAACTACTTATACCGGTGAGACTTGGAATGACACTATGAAATGGAAGAGAAATCCTACAGGTTGGTCTATGGATGTTCCTGAACTTACTAGTGGAGATGAGTATAATTATATATGGTTTATTCAATGTAGAGTGATTGATGATTCAATGGAAACTGCATGGTCTAAACCTAATCCTATGGGTGGTATAATTACTCCAGATCCAGTAGGTTCACAACCTATAGCATATCCTATGGGTATATACAGTACTAGTACTCCTTATATTAACGATGGAGAAACTGCCCCATATGTATATGATACTGGAGGAGATACTGAAGGCAATCACTATTTCTTTTTAAAAGCCGTAATGACATGGATTGGCACGTAGTAGAATAACGAATCGCCAGGAACAGATACCTCTGGAGCATGGGAACCATTAAAAAACTTTGAAGCTATCTATACTGATTTACTTATTGCACCTAATTCATTAGTAGGTGGAGCTGTATTTAATAACAACCTGATGTTCTCACAAAGAGGTAAGAATGCTAGTGGTGGTGATAGTTCTGAATACCATTTGATTAATACTTCAGATCCTATGAATACCTCTAACTCGTTTAGACCTAACTTCTTGTTAGACTTTGAGAATGGTGAAGCTTACTTTGGAGCTGGAGGTGTACATTTAGCTGCAGATTCTAATTATAGTTCTATAACTTTATCTAATGCAGACTCTAGTTCTGGAGGTAGTACAACTACTTTGGATTTACGTGGTTTTAGTCATTCAAAGATTGATAACAGTAATTCTTCTAATAATGTTTCTATGCAATTGAATGATTCTGGTTTACTGATGCTTACCAAAGGATCTTCTAATGCATTTACAGTTAATAACAGTGGTTTAGACTATACGGTTAGTACTAAGCATCAATTAACTATTAATTCTGATGGAAGCGGTTCTTTGGTAGATGGTAAAATCGCTTGGAATTCCTCTGGGGAAATTAATGAACTTAATGTAGGAGATAGTGCTAATGGTAAAGTAGTATTAGCAGGTGATAGTTTCAGTGGACTGAGAGTGCCTCAAACTACAGATACAGATTTCTATCTAATAGATATATACGGATCTTAGAATACAACTCCCAAATCAGGAACAATATACGTTAGAAGTAGTAATGGTTCATAGATATATATATCTGGAGATGGTAGCATATATGTACAAAAAGTATCAGGAGGTAACACCTATTCCGTTGAATTAGACCCGACAAGAGGTTTGATATTTGCAAAAAATAGTGCTACTACTAAAACATACGCAAACGCATAATTACTATGGATAAAGCAAAAGAATATATAAACAGTAAAACAAACTCTATACTTAAAACTAATATACTTAGGAATAATAGAGATGTTGTAGCAACCATAGTATACAATGAATTAACAGATTTATTGGAGTTCAGTAACACATCTAGTGTTACTACTCCTATAGATTCTGAAATACTAAAAAGATATTTACATTAGGTTAAACCGTAGTTATATAGTGGCATACCTATGAAACTCAAACCGTATTGTATTAAGTGTGGTTGTGGTAATGGATACTTTAGAGGATTATATGATCCTTATGTATTAGCATTGTTAACAGAGGATGCAGATCCTTGGTTATGGGAAGATAACGGTGTAGTACTGTTAGAATAGTAGAAAGAAAATAATTTGATTGACAATGATAGCAAGAATTAAAGGTTTAAAAATTAGTCAAGCTTCAGAACGTACTGCTGTCACAGGATAGGAGATGATTCCATTCCAAGATGGTGAAAGAAATGGTAAGATCCGAATGATAGAGTTTAAAGATATGACTATGTATATCTTTGATCCTACTATCGTTGATGGTAAAGTAAGTCAAGAAGATTATGACGCATTAAAGCAAGCTATAGAAGAAGGTAAGCTTATCTATACTATTAACTCTAAGAGAAATGGTTTAGACTTAGCAACTGAAGTAGCTATAGTTGGTGGTACTATATATATTGAATCTCCTGATTTTATTAAAGAAGAAGGTACAGATAATATATCTCAAGTAGTATTTGATACTATTACTGTAGATGGCTCATTGAACTATAGTAAGGAACAATATACTACTACAGTAATTAAGACTACTGGAGATGGTACTAAAGTACTTACAGATAATGGTCAGTATGTATATATAGGTAATTTAGCATTAACTAATATTAAGTTTAAGGATGGTACTAATACATCTACTTATGACTTAGTAACTAATGGCATCACTTTCAGATAGAATGCTACTCCTTGTGTATCATGGAATACCGTTAAGAGTGGTAACAATATCTATATGGATATACGTATAGCTAATGCTACTGCATCTATGGATGGTCTTATGAGTAAGGAAGATTATGTAGAACTTAATACTACTATTCCTGGATAGATTGAAGACTTAAAAGAAGCTGACTCCAATCTAAACAATAGAATAGACGATCTTGATGATAAGATTGATAAGGAGATTGCTGATAGAGAAGTAGAGATAGACCGTATAGAGAATAAGTTTGATGGAGTTACTGATGCATTAGAAGATGCTTTACAGAAAGAAATTGAAGATAGAAAAGCAGGTGATACTACTATTACTAATAGTTTAAATGCATTCATTAGTACTAAAGGTCAGCCTGGTGGTTTAGCTGAATTAGACTCAACTGGTAAGGTTCCTGCAGCTCAATTGCCATCTTATGTAGACGATGTATTAGAGTTCTCTACTAGAGCTCAATTCCCTCAAACTGGTGAAACAGGTAAGATATATGTAGCTAAGGATACTAACTTAACATATAGATGGACTGGTACTCAATACTTAGAGATTAGTTAGAGTTTGGCATTAGGTGAAACTCCTAGTACAGCGTATCCTGGAGATAAAGGTAAAGCTAATAGAGATGCTTTAAATAGTATGCCTACTAAACTTACTTCATATCTTACTCCTACTACTAGTACTGGTGAATTAGTTAAGATTAACTATAAGTATGCAGCTAAAGATGGTTTAAATTATGGTCCATTACAGGATGATAATATAGATATACCATCAGCTACAACTACTAATGCAGGTGCTATGTCTGCAATAGATAAAGGCAGATTGGATGACTTATATAATGAATTTGGTAGTATACAGAATCCTGGTGATAAGCTTGATTCACTACCTAATAACCTAGTTACTAGTGTAGATGCAACGTCTAGAAATGCAACTAGTGTAACTATTAACTATAAGCAATCTGATTTATCTGCAGCTAGTAATTCATATGCGAATCCTATTACTAAGTCATAGACTATACCTGCTGCTACACAATCTGCAGCTGGTGTAATGACTGCTACTGATAAATAGAACTTAGACGTCAATATACCTAATAGAATTACTAATCTAGATAATAGAGTAACTACTGAAGTAGATAGATTAGAAGAGCTTATTGAAAGTAGTTCAAATGATATCATCAATGATTTGAATGTAGAGATTCAAGCTAGAAAAGATGGTGATATTCAGTTACAAACTAATATCAATAATCTGTAGTCTACTATGAATATAGAGTTAGCTAAGAAGGTTGGTAAAGTAACTGTAGCTGGTTCTGGTAATGCTGTTACTACTGCATCTATTAGTGGTGATACTCTTACTTTAACTAAAGGAGCTACATATAATAACTATGTACATCCCGCTGGTTCTGCACCTAGTAAAGCATCTGGATTCTATAAATTCTCTACTGACTCTACTAGTCATGTAGCTAGTGTTACTGCTGTAACTAAAGCCGATATAACTGCATTAGGTATACCTGCATAGAATACTAATACTACTTATACATTTGCTAATGGTTCTGCTGGTAATTTCACAGTAACTCCATCTGGAGGTAGTGCATAGACTGTAAGCGTTGGTAAACCAGCTAATGCTGGTAATGCTGATACAGTTGGTGGTATCAGTCCATCCGCTTTCGTAAAGAAAGCTGGTGATACTATGACCGGTGACTTAACAGTGGGTAATACTAATGATTATTATTGTATTGTAGATACTGATGGTAATTTTGATATCAAAGCCATTCCTACTACAGGAGGTTGGAATAGAGGTTACGGCTTTATTAATGCTAATAATGGTGTATTAGCTAGATTTGGTGCTTACGGTTCAGCACAAAATCTTGTTCATTGCTATATAGGTACTGACTATAAAGGTAGTGATACGTGGCAAAGATGGAATTCCGCAGGTTCTGTTATAACTGTACCCTTATCAATAAGTCAAACTTCATCTGGAAAGCCTTTAACTTTGCACGGTACTAATACTGATGGTTTTATCTAGTTTGTTAATAACGAAGTAGAAACTGCAGAAATAGGGTATACAGATTCATTAGGTGCATATTTGTATAATGATAAACTGACAACTCATCCATGTATATCATTAGGTAGAGTAGATAGTTTAGATGAAGGAGCAACTTTCTATTATGGAGGTACTCATTATAAATTACTTCATAAAGGTAACTATGCTAATGAGTTAGATTAGCGTTATTTACCAAAAACAGTATATAGCTATCATAATGGCTGTTTAGTGAGATTAAGAAATTCAGCTAGTGATTCCACTATGATTACAGTAAGAATTTTTGGTAATTCGTACTATGGTAATAGCGTTCCGTTTGATACAGTAATATAGTTCTATAACTATCCACCTAAAAATAAAATAGTTTAGGCCACTGGCGTTAATAATGGATATAGCTTTGGAGATATAAAAGTATTCAATTACAATAGCCGTATCTATTTGTGGTTTAAATAGCCACAACAGTATGAGACTTTTATAGTTCACGCATACCATAATGATGACCTTCGTAATATGGTAGAATCTATAAGTAATGCAGCTATGCCTACTTCTGGAGTGACTAGAGAAGTAACTATAACTCCTAAATAGGCTATATATGCTTATGATAATATAGCAGTAGGTAATGTTACATCCTCTGCTAGCATCAAGGCTTCTGCTAATATGGTTGCTAGATATATTAGCTTCAATAATAGCGATGGTAACAATGCAGGTTACATAGGCTCTGGATCTCCAACAACTAATGATTTATATTTTATATCTCAACGAGATAATGGCATTCATATTTCTGCAGATAATAGTACTACTACAGGAGGTATAAATTTAACTGCAAATACTAATCTAGTATCTATAGGTTCTACTACCGCTACTGAGAAATTACATGTAGTTGGTAACATTAAGGCTACTGGTAAAGTATCCGCAGCAGGTGGTTTCTTCAAAGAATCCGATGCTCGTCTGAAATCAGATATTAAACCTTTAGATTATACTTTAGAACAGATATGCTCTATACCTACTGTATCATTTATAATGAATGATTAGAAGCAAATAGGTACTATAGCATAGAACTTAGAGGAATTAGGTTTTGAAGATATAGTAACTGAAAGTGATGCTCTTAAATCTGAAGTAAAGAACCCTGAACAGTTTGAATCATTCACTAAAGATGGTGAAGAGTATGTTAAGGTTAAGAAGGTAGAGTATGAGATGTTAGGTGTATTAGCTATTGAAGGAGTTAAGATGCTTAAGGATGAGATTGAAAAGCTTAAAGCTGAAATAGAAACTTTAAAGAATAAGCAGCATGAGTAATGAAATAGCAACATATTCTATGATATTAAGTAAGCTTAGTCTAGGTTAGAGTGGGACAGAATGTCCTACTAAGACCTAGATTTTAGCTATTAATTCATTAATCGTTATTGATAATGCTTCTACTTATGGAGCTAATGAATGTGTAAAGATAGATGATATACGTAAGAAGGTAGAGACTTGGAACTACTATTTAACAGTATCTCCTACTAGTATGCCATTTGGAGCTGGTGGTGGTAGTAAGTCTTTTACTGTTAGTTCTTATAAGAGAAAAGTATTAGATGGAGTAGAATAGAGTGGTAATACAAATGTATCTCTAAAGTCTACTACTATATCTGGTACTGGATTCTCTTTAAGTGGAACTACAGTAAGCGCTTCTGCTAATGAAGGCACTTCAAATAGAACAGGTACAGTTACTATAACTTAGAATGAGTCTAATAAGACAGCTACTATTAGTCTGTCACAAAGCGGAGATACTATTAGTTCATATGGAGAATGGACTATATCTGTATCAGCTAATCCTACTAGTGTATCTAGTAGTGGAGGTACTTCTACTATTACAGCTAGTGCTAAGAGAACCGTATATTGGGCTAGTGGAGATGTTACTGAAGAAACAGGTAATCCTACATTATCTACTAACTTAGGTAGTCTTAGTAGTACTTCTTCACCTAGTACTTTAACATTAGGAGAGAATACATCTACATCTAGTAGAACTGCTACTATTAAAGCAACTCATGGCGGTAAGTCAGCTACTTGCACAGTTACTCAAGCAGGTGCTGAACCTACTATTGAGTATGTATTTACAATTAGTCCATGGCAAGTTAATGTTGGAGCTAGTGGTGGTACAGGAGATATAGGCTTTACTTCATATAAGTTGGTAAATGGTAATCAGATCAGTTTAGGATATAGTATAGATAGTAGTACATTACCTTCATGGGCTACATATAGTAATGGTAGATTTACTATAAGTTCTAATTCATCTACATCTTCTAGATCTGCAAATGTGTACTTTACATAGGAAGAATCTGGTAAGAGAGATTATGCCACAATATCACAAAGTGGTTATGTACCACCTGCAGATAATTATGTATTTACTTGGGATGACGGCAGTACTTCAGATGTCAGTGCAAACTTCCCGTGGGACTTCTCTGCTAATGGAACTGCTGCTAACATACATGTAGTATCTACTAAGAATGGTAGTAGTCAATCTTGGAGTGTATCTAGTAAACCTAGTTGGATAACTACTTCTACTACTAGTAGTAAAGTTACTATCAGCGCATCTGATAATAGCGGATCTGCAAGAAGTGGTACTATCGTATTAACGCAATCGGGTAGTAATAAGACTTTGAGAATTAATGTTAGTCAAGCTGCTTATTCTGCAACAGTAGAATGGAGATATAAATTCGGATTTAATAATGGAGTTAGAGATAATATATCAATTGCAATCAGAAATATGAAAGAGTATGATGGCGCTTCAGTTACTTTTGCTAGCTATAAATCTAAATATGTGGACGGAGTAGAAGACGTTAGTTCTAGACAATACTTAGATTTTAGTATAGGGGATTACGCTTCTTGGGCAACTGTAACTAAAGTATCTAGTTCCATTGCTAATGAGGGTAAATTTATATTTACACTGTCATCCAATTTTAATAATAAAAGTAATAGATAGACATTTGTGACTGTGACACAAAATGAAAGTAACAAATCTATTATCTGTGATATTATGCAAGTAGGTAGTGACGCATTTGTTGCAACGTACTATTCGCATGTTAGAGGAAGTGATACTTATCCTGATGAAATTAGCTTTGGAATTGTAACCACTCCAACAACAAAATAGTATGAGTGGGAGAGTACGTTTGAAGTACATACTGTAGATTCGGACTATGATGCATATACCTATAATTACGGAGCTATTAGTGAGGTAAAAAAGGTAACTGCTAACGCATCAATGAATGCAACTTGGTTTGGTTATGAATATATACAGGATGGTGGAAATTACTAGTATGATTTATTGAAAGTTAATGCTCCTAAGTCTGATGGTATAAATCATCATGAAAAATTATACATTTCACAACTTGTTACTTCAGCCCCATCAACTAGCTATAATTATAGAGAGATTACAAATACACCAATAGCAGCTGAGATATTAGTGACACAGAAAGGTAATATAATATCGTGAATCCGTATTTAGCACATATGACAGATAGAGAATTGTTGGAGCAGATATATCTTCTGCTCCTTCAAATCAACGTAAAGGTAAGTGAGATAGATAATGATACTAAACAATTTGGTATGAACGTAGCAGCCAATCTAGTTGGTGAGGCTCTAATGATGAATAACAATGATGCCGAGAGAAGAAATAATTAAACAGCTTAAACCTTACTTTAACGTAAAGGAATTAGTATGTAATCACATATATAGTAGATTTGGAGAATAGTCGTGGATGTTCTTAAGTACATAGCTACTGCATGTATTACTGTGTCTACGTACTGATATTTTACGAATGCCAATGCATATTAATACAAGCACTATGCATCAAAGGGGTATGCGTTGCAACCTATGCCCTTTAGTAAAGAGTAAGAAAGGAGTATATGTATCTGCACATGTAACAGGTAATGCCATTGACTTTACTTGTGATGATAAGACTGCAGAAGAAATAAGAGAGATAATAAAGGCTAAACCTTTGTTATTACCATGTAAAGTACGTTTAGAGGATGGTGTATCATGGGTTCATATCGATGTATATGATGATGGCACAGAAGATAAAATAACAACATTTAAAGCATAATATATGTTACAGAGAGAGATAGTTAGATTTAGAGCATCAGATACGCAGCCTAATCCTCTAGAAGTAGATTATTGGATTGACGTTACTTCTAACTACTATGGTGGTTGTATTAGATATTATCGTAATGATACTAATACATGGGAGATGCTAGATCTGAATGATAAGCAAGTAGATACTATCATTGATTATATTAATAAAGCTCTTGATTAGATAGAACAGTTTATTAATGAAGCTATAACTGAAATCAGAAATGAATTAGCTGAATTTAAAGATGAACTGAAAGAGGAAGTTAATAAACTGTGGTAGTATATTAATCAGAAAGTAGAAGAGTTAACTACTCAGATTAGTAATATTAGAAATGAGATTAACAATATTAAAGGTGATATTAATAATATCAAGTAGGATATTACAAACATTAATAACAACATTGATGATATAAACCAAGATATTACTAACATCAATTCTAATATTGAAGAGATACGTCAAGATATAACTGAAGTAATAGGCGGAGATTTAAGTTCTATCCAACAAAAGATTACTGAATTAACTCAGAATATACAAGAGTTAGATAGTAAGATTGATCAGCAAATTAGTGATTTAAGAAGTTATATAAATAGTGAAATCACTAAAGCTAAGAATGAACTTAAGACTTACGTAGATGGTAAAGTTACTGACCTTACTGAATTAATTAATCAAGAGATTGAAAATAGAACTAATGCAGATAACAATCTGCAATCTCAGATTAATGAACTTAGACAATTGATTACTAATGCACAGAATGCTATTGATACTCATGCAGCTAGAAGAGATAATCCTCATGTAGTTACTAGAGCTCAATTATCATTAGCTACTACTGATAGTGTTGTGTTTAATAAAGTAAGTGCTCCTAGTGGATTCTTTAAAGAATGATAATATGAAAACAATATTATATAATCCAATATTTATAAATCCCTAGGCATACTATGTATTTCCATAGTTATATGATATAGAGAAAGGGGATTCATTCATAGAGCCTGCAGTATACTCAGGTTACTTGATTATTGAAGATCTTATATCTAATACTAGTTCCTAGGTAACTGATACTAGAGAAGTAGACTTTACATAGTTTGCTGGTAAACGTATTAGGATAAGTCAGTACACTAATATAGGTGCTGTGGTATTAGGAGAATGGCTACTGCCTGAAGGTGAGCAGTCCGGCCCCTCATTCCACCAATCCTTAGTTGATGCATGGTTTATGTCCGGCCTATCGAATTCTACGAAACCTACAGAGATTGTTGGTGTTAAAGGTAACAGTTTGCAATTGAAAAACTTCGCCTTTACATCAGAAAGCGGATTTGGTGAGGGGAATTACGAGGGAGCGCTGGTGTTCGATGGTATAGACGATTACGGGATATGTACTGGACTTCCCATTTTAGATGATTATACGGTGATATGCAGGAGAATAATATTAAATAAGCCTTATTTTTATTATACAGTAGCTTCAAAAAGTAAGGTTGCTAATGAAGGCGCATTTGTTCTTGAAATTATTCAAGACCAAATTTATAATCATTGTCATTCTTTTGGTGCCAACAATAGAATTGGTTTACATAATGGCGAAATTTCATGGCAAACCAAAAATTCTTATAATGGGAATACAATTAAAGCAGGCTATAGAAAAGATTCTGACCATTTATTTATTGGCAGATTGAGAGACACAACAAACGGCTTTTGTTTGCAAGGAGTCATCTATTACTTCGCTCTTTATAATAAGTCACTCACACCCGAAGAAATAGAGACCGAAAAAGAAAAGCTCAATGAAGAATGGTTGAAACGTAAAAACTGAATAATATGAAGTGGTTAGTTATACCTATAGAAGAATTAAAAGAATTTGATAAGGACTGGGAATATAGACGTACTAATATAGATGGTACAGAAGCTCTTATTCATGAAGAGATATTCAATGAATATTTTCCTCCAGTAATGTTACTGTCTGAAACTGATGAAGACACTACTGTAGAATATCCGTTTCCTTTATTAGATGAACAAGATATTACTAATTCACCTGAATGGAGTAATCCAGAACAGGAGATTATTTAATTATTAAATATTTGCAAATATGGTTAAACAAGAAAATCCTAATTTCATAGCATCTAAGTATGCTCCAAATCCTAAAGAGGTTTCTTACTGGATTGACTTAGCAACAGATAGTACTGGTAATGTTATTAAGTCATACAGTCCTGATCTTAAGAAGTGGATACCGTTAAACAGAGATGCTAATGTAGACCAATGGACTCACATTAAAGAGATTGTTCAATCTGTTGGTTTAAACTATGATAAGAATAGTGATGTTATATCTTTACCTAATCTTAATAGTAATAACTATTTTAAAGGCAGTAGTATAGTAGATGCTATTAATAAAGGTGATGCTGCTGTAAAAGCTCAAGTAGATAGACTAGATACTAAGATTGATGATGTTAATGAAGACTTACAAGACTTCAAAGCATTGAAAGGTCAACCTAATGGTCTTGCTGAACTTGATGGTAATGGTAAAGTACCTGCTAGTCAATTGCCTTCATATGTTGATGATGTGATGGATGCATATGCTACTTATACTGTATCTCCTACTGGAGTACTTCAGAATATACAGTTATATGCAGATGCTGAACACGAAACTCCTATTGTAGGTGAGAGAGATAAAATCTATGTTAATGTAACTCCTGGTGAAATAAGTTATCAGTTTAGATGGTCTGGTTCACAATGGGTACATATTGACTCTAATGCTATTATTATTGGTGACATTACTGGTACTGCTTATGATGGTGGTAAGGGTAAAGCTATGGAGAATGTAGTTAACTCTATGCCAGATAATTTATTAAGTACATTCCAATTAGATCAAACAGATGTTAATAACATTACTATCAGTCTTACTGGAGTAGAAAAGAGCGGCGGTAAATATGTACAGTCTACTTTATCTAATATTACTATTACTCCTGCTACCAATACTGTTGCTGGTTTAATGACCGGTGCTGAGAAAATAGCTATTAATGAAACTCTTCCTGATGCAATTAATGATGAAAAAGTTGCAAGAGAGAATGCAGTGAAAGAACTTAAAGCTAAGGATACAGAACTGCAAGGTAATATTGATAGTTTAGAAACAGCTTTAAATCAAGATATTACAGAGCTTAGAAGTACAATACTTAAAGTAAATGATAAAGTAGGTTTAACTGAAGGTAATGAAATGCCTGACTTATCAAGTACTAATTACTTAGCAAATAGTCCTAGTGCTATAAGTGCAGCTGTTACCCTTGATGAAGAGATTGGTAAGCTCAGTAGAAATGAGAATGAACTGTGGTATGGAGTTAAGTTTGACTTAGCTAATAGTTCTAGTCCTGATGGTGTACGTACTGGTAATATGGAAATGCACAGAACACTTCCTATCCAGAGTAAGATGAAAAGCTGTACTATAGATTAGAACAGTACCATACGATATCTAAATCCGAATGATCACAGTAAATACGAAGATGGTTCTACAGTAAATATTGGAGGTGGTGGAAACAGAATGGTAGAGATACCGGAGCATTATCGTCTGTTAATAGCTACTCCAGATAATAAAGTAGAAGTAAGAATTAGTGAATATAACTTACCTGGATTCGTAAAGGTTAATAAGAAATACATTGCTAATTATGAAGCAACAGTTGATGCTGGAAATAAACTAAGAAGTATTTTAACTACAACAAACGAATTTCCAAAAGTTAGTCTAAATAGAACAACATTCCAAACATATGCTAGAACAAACGGAGATGGTTGGAACATGTATACTTATGATGCTCACAGAGACCTTACTTGGCTATTCGTAGTAGAATATGCTACATTAAATAGTCAGAAAGCATTTAATGCTAATTTAACTGCAGAAGGTTATCATCAAGGTGGTTTGGGTAATGGAGTAACTTCAGGAACTGTAACTGTAAATGGAGCTACTACTTATTCATTTGTACCTTGCGGTACTACTAATTCATTAGGTAACGGTACTGGTATAATCGAATATACACATACTAATACTAATGCAGAGGGTACATCTACTGGTACTAAGGTAGTTAATGTTCCTAGATACCGTGGTATTGAGAATCCATTTGGTCATGTATGGAAGAATGTAATTGATGTAGTAGTTGCTGGTACTGATAATAGTGTATACATCTGCAAAGATTATACTAAGTTTGGTACATTTGAAGGAGGAACTAATCCTACTGCAGAGCAATTAATTGCAGCAGGTTATGAATTACAAGACTTTAAAGAAAGTACAATTACTAGTCAATATGTAAAAAAACTCGTTAATAATAATTAGGCGGATTTGTTCCCAGCTATAGTGGGTAATGGAGCAAGTGCTACAACTTATTATTGTGATTATCACTGGACTAATGCTATAGCTACTCCTAGAACACTTCTGCTCGGCGGTTACTCGGACGATGGGTCTATTCCGGGTTTGTTCTATTTGAATTCTAGAAATGGGTTGGACTATTCCGTTAGTGGTGTCGGGACTCGAATTACCTTCTATGGTGAACCGGCATTGCCAGCTGCTCCAGCTACATTAGAGTTAAATGATGAGGATTATGAACAATTGGATTCTATAGAATCTGAAGAAAACTGGTTTTAATTAACCAATAAAAGGTTGCAGTCGTGAGTAAATCAGCAGTAACTCAGACAATGAGTCTGAAGATATTACGCTATAAAGAGCTATTAGTTTATGCAAGAAGATTTTCAAATACTATCTATGAATTACCAACAATTAGGAGAACATACTATGTCAATATTTAAGAACATGTTCAGTAGTGCGGATAAATGCGTAGCTTCTGTTATAACTGGGCTACTTTCTATATTCGCACCTGTATGGGTTCCTATCACTGCTGTCGGTATATTGATACTACTTGATGCTATCTATGGTTATAAAGTCTCTAAAAAATATGGACATCCCAAGATTGAATCACATAAAGCATGGAAAACTATATGGAAGACTAGAGATGCAGCAGTAGCAATAACTAGTGCATCAATAATAGATTAGCTGGTAGTAACCTCTATTAACTTGCACGCTGTAGAAATAGTAGCAGGAATGATAGCCTTAGTTGAGTTTTGGTCGTTACTAGAATCATTTAGCGACTTATATCCTAAATGGAAAATATGGAAAATCCTCAAAAAGGTTATAAAAGCAAAAGGAGAGAAATATTTAGATATATCATTAGATAAAGAATTACCAGATGATTCCAATACTGAATTAGTTAGTTAATTGGTTTACAAGGAATTTCAGAGCAGTCGCAGTAGGTTTAGTTAGTTTACTTATTGCGACTGTTTTTGTTTAGAACCATTAGCTACAGAAGAAGAATAAAGAGATTGACAGAATAACTAACAATGTTAGAGCTTACGAGCAATTAGCATCCTAGAAAGAATAGTTAAACAGAGTACTATAGCTTACTATAGAAGAACTAAATACTAGTAATGATAGTTTATTAAAAGAAGCTAAGGATGCTTAGAAAAAGCTTAAAATCAAAGACAAGAACCTAACTGATGTAAATGTAATCAATACTGAGATTAAAGATTCAGTCAGAACTATTATAAAGCATAGACTAGTAGATTTTGATGAAGAACTTAAAATTAATCCATTAACAACTATCATAGTTAGTAGAAAGGACTCAATCCTTAAAGCCACATTGGATATTAAGAATCAATAGATTTTGTTTGTAGAAGAAAAGAAAGAATACAAGAATAAATATCGTAACGGTTTCGTTAGGTTCTTCCACTTTGATTGGAAACGTATACGTACCAAAAAATATCAGATAATTAACAGTAACCCAATAATCAAGGTAACTAATACTCGTGTAATTGAGTTACCTAAGTAAAATCAATATATTCAATAATATTAATCAATAATAATATGCATAGAATATTTCGTGTAAAGGCTTACGAAGCAGAACACGGTCCTCATTTCAACGAGGAACATGCCCGTAAAGCTGTAAGTAAAATGGAAAATGAGGATGGTACTCGTGGACCGCATTGGTCTGTAGAAGAAACTACCGCATTAGCTAGTCAGTACGGAATAAATCTGGGTAGCAGATTTAACCGTTATGATTGGTTCGTAGCACTTAACATGGTTTATTCTGATTACTATAAAGTAATTATAAGTATGACTAATTCTAATAGCACTAAGCATTTTGTTGAATTGGCAAAGGCTTGGATCAATGATAAAGACATTGATGAAGGTAAGATGTGGTACTACTATATTTACGTTATGTGTGATAAGATCAGACAAGCTGAAATGGAATGCTATGAGGAAGAAGTTGAAAAGCGTGACAAATACGAAGATGATGATGATGACGAATTTGAACGTATAGGCTTATTCCGTAGAGGTGGTAGAAGAGGTGGCATGATGCGTGGTGGTCGTAGAGTATATTCTACTAGCAGAGCTAGAGATTATGACGATGATTACGAACACATGCTCGAAAGAGAAAAAGAGTATGAACCTTACTCAGAATATGGACGTGGCAAAGCAGTTCGCTACGTTAGATATTAATAAAAATCAATTTTTAAATTAAATCAATTATGTTAGAAGATAGAATTATTGTGCAGGATCGTGGTATTGATGCTGGTCTTGCTGCTTTAATGCAAAACGCTAATAAAGGTATGGATCCGGCTGCTTTGATGGCTATGATGAACAACGGTGGTTTCGGTGGAAACGGCGGTTGGTGGTGGATTTGGATCATTTTGATCTTCTTCTGCTGGGGTGGTTTTGGTGGTAACGGTTTCGGTCGTGGAGGTAATGACGCAGGTCGTTTAGCTTCTCAGCTGAATACTGATGCTAATACCAGCCTGTTAATGCAAGCTATTAATGGCAATAAGGAAGCTATAAGCTCACTGTCTAATACTTTGAATTGTGATATTAATGCTGTTCAGACAGCTCTTAATACTATCAATTCTGGTGTAAGTCAGATTTCTTGTGATACTAAATTGTCTAGCTGTGAAGTAATCAATGCTATTACTTCAGGTAATGCATCTCTTGCTTCTGAGTTAGCTAATTGCTGTTGCACTACTCAGAGATCTATTGATGCTGTAAATAACAATATTACTAAGATGGGTTATGAAAACCAGTTGTCTGTATGTAATCAGACTAATAACTTAGTTAATACTATGAACAGTAATACTTTAGCTCTTCGTGATAGTGGTACAGCTAATACTCAATCTATAATTGCTAAGTTAGATGCTATGCAGAATCAGGCTTTGCTTGATAAGATTGATAGTTTACGTGAGAGAAACTCTACACTGCTTACTCAGTTAAGTCAGGAACACCAAACGGCTACTTTCGGTAATATGATTAGCTCTGCTACTGCTCCGATTGTAACTAAGTTGAATTCTTTACAATCAGATGTAGATGGTATTAAATGCAAATTACCTAATACAGTAAGCGTTCCTTATCCGCAATTGTCATGCTATAATCCTGAAATATTTAGAGCTGCTGCTATGGGAGCTTATGCTGGTGATGCAGCCTTTAATGGAGTAGGTTATAACAATGGTTGTGGTTGTGGTTGCTAATAAAGAAAGGAGGTAATTATGTATCCTTTCTATAATGTACAACCGTTATTCCCATTTTGGGGTCCATTTTTATTTGGAAGGCGTCGTAGAAGATTAAATACTATATCTGGAATTCCAGTACTTAAAACTACTGGGGTAGTAGCTACTTCTACTGAAGTAAGATATGACGTTAATTATCAAGAGTATAGAAGTTTACCAAACGAAGGATTGTTCTTTCTGGATGTAAGACAGTCTTCTGCTGAAGCTAGCGCTTCATTACCAGTAGGTTTATCAGATGGTAACAGTGAAAATAATAATCAATCTATGCTTCGCAACGCTCTACAAGAAGATGTACAAGCAGGTGACCTACAACTAAACTTTAGATATTTAATATATTATAATAAATGTAATAATGTCTATTAGTTAGTGAATGCTTATCCTGCAAATATAACCGCACCAGGTGCGTAATAATAAACAAAAGGGCTCTTAATTGAGCCCTTATAAAACTAACTTATTATGTTATTCAATCAATTAAATATAGGTGACAAGGTATATATAATAGAAGTAGTTGGTACATTCAAGAAAACTACTGAGTATAATGAGGGTTCTGTTACTCAAGTAAGTTCAATATATGATGAGCCACTACCACCAGGATAGTTCCCTATGCCTAATCAACCCAGAAAGAAAGTAGTAGATATAACTATATAGTGTAATGGAGAGACTAAGAAATTTACTATACCTGAGAATAAATCAGTTATAATAGATAATTCTATAGGTCTTACTATATCTACTGATAAACAAGAAATTATAAATATAGTACGTAACCAATATGATACGTACAAATAGAGAAAAGAGGCAATAGCTAAATGTGATGAAGAAATGGCTAAGTGCCAAGTATTATTAGATAAGTTGGGAGTAGATAATGAACCAGCTAGAGAGAACGATAAAATATTAGAACTATAGAAAGAAGTCAATGAGTTGAAGAATATAATAAGGAAAGCTAATTAGATGGTTCCACCACCTATGAAGGAAATGCTCCCTTAGGATATGAAGAATGCTATGGATAAGGTTGGTCAATAAGATCAACCTTTTTTATTTTAAGCCTTTTTAAGACCGCTATTACTTAAATTAAAGGATTGTATTGCTAATAATAGAAAGTGCCTATAACAGCCTTAAAATGCGTTATATGGCTTATAACGTTATTAAAACATAATATATTATGACACTCAATTAGCTTGTAGATAACATTCTACTTATTGCTCGTAATAATAATATTGCAGAGTCTGAGCATTTAAGTAGAATACAAATTGAAAAGTGGATCATAGGTTATAGGGCTATGTTGATTAAGCAAGATATAGATAAGGGTAGAGATATAAATGAATTATATCTTACTACTATAGAACCTATCCATTTAGATCGTGAAGAAACTGTACCAGGTTACTTTACTTATGTAGGAGATAAAGAACTCCCTAAGTTAATAGACTTTAACTATAGACCTGGAGTAATAAATGTACGTGATATGTTTGGTAATATAATTTAGATAGGCAGTCGTACTAAAGCTAAATTATAGAAGTATAGAAAAGCTACGTGTAAAGATTATATTGCATGGGTTAAGAACAATAGAATATACGTAGATGGTGATTCTAATCAGCTAGAGTATATCAGTGTAGATGTAATAGCTGAAGACCCTACAGAACTCAATGCTTGTTTTGATCCAGATAGTGAATTTCCTATACCGTCTGCAATGATACCAACTATTACATAGATGATATTAGAGAGAGAATTACGTTTTATGATTACTATGCCTAGTGATGATACTAATGATGCGCATGATGATACATAGAACAGAGTTAGTGATAAATAATTGATGTATGAAATATTAGAGAAAGAGCTATACTACCACTGATTTCTATGAAAGCTATAAATAGTACATAGAACCTAATACACCATACGATATTGACTTATAGACATATAAGAATATTATTAATGACTATTTTTAGTACATTAGAGATGAGGTGATGTACAATTGTAAAGAATTCAAGTTTCCATGTAGATTAGGTACTTTACAAATCATTAAACATCAGCCAAAAGAATTTACAGGCAAAAGTCTTAGATGGGACTGGAAAGCTACAAAAGAAACTGGTAAGCCTGTATACCTACTTAATGACCATAGTAATTATTATAAATATAGATTCTTTTGGTCAAAGAAAGATAGTTTGCTTACTAATAAAACTAAATATTAGTTCATAGCTTCAAGAGATAATAAGAGAAATTTAGCTCAAATAATATTCAACAAAACAAAAGATTACCCAGAATTATGATAAATAATCGTATGATTAGTTCAGCTTCTGTAGTAGCTAAAGTAATAGCTGATCTTGATTTAAGAGAAGATGAGATACGTATTACAGATATTCGGGAATGGATCATGGAATCCATACTTAAGATTGGAGCTATATAGTAGTTTGAACATAAAGTAGAAGTACTTCCAATAGAATGCCACCAAGTATCATTACCTTGTGATTTGTATAAATTAGATTAGGTAGCATACTCATATTGTTGTAATGGTGGATGGCTACCTATGAGAAAAGCAACATCCAGTTTTGGTGTATCTCATGATAATCAATGTTGTAGTAAAGCTTGTATGCTAGTGCAGGATGCAGCTATGTTCCCATTAGTTAAGAATATGTTTAATCTTACTAATGATAGAGAAGCATTAGACAAGTTAAATGAAGATAATAATCTTAGAGAAACATTAAGTATATTAATAAACTAGAATACTGTGCCTACAGCAAATGGTAGATATCTAGGTAATAGAATAGGTCACAAAGATGGTACTATGTATAGTTACGATTTATAGTATATGACTAAACCTGGTTATATAATGACTAATGTACCTAGGGGATATATTAAGATATCTTATTATGCTATATATACAGATGAAGATAGTATGCCCATGATACCAGATCTAGAGTCTTATAAGGAAGCAATATACTGGTATGTTACTATGAAGTTAATGTATCCTAAAAAGTTAAAAGGTCAAATAAGTCAGGGAGATTATTATGATATACGTAACTCTTATAACTTCTATCGCAAACAAGCATATGCTGAAGCTATGATGCCTACTGTGGATGATTTAGAAAATGTGAAGAATACCTGGCATAAGTTATATCCTGAGATGAATGACCACGATACTTTCTTTAGTACTAGTGGTGAAGAATAGATATTATATAACCAAGATAGCGCATTAAGATTGATATGATAAGTAATACTGCACAAGTTAATACATTTACAGGTGGTCTTAATATGGACTAGGACGTAAATTTGATACCGGATACTCAGTATAGATATGCTGAGGATGTTCGTGTTATCACTAATGATGGAGGAACTACAGGAGTATTACAAAGTATAGAGAATCCTAGAAGATACGATACTATTATACCTAAAGATGAGACAATAATAGGTACTACTACTATAAATGATATTGCAGTAGTAATAACTAAAACATCTGATAATATTAATAAGATATACAGATTAATGGGGTTCGATACCAACATGCCTCAAATCAAATTAGTGTGTAAAGGAGCTCTAGGATTGTGTGAAGATTTATCTAAAAATCCCACATTAAGTATAGTAGGTAACTATGAATCAGACACTAATATAAAAATATACTTTACTGATGGAAACAGTCCTATTAAGATTATTAATATAATGAGTAATGATTATATAGACAATTCTAATCTTATAGATGAGAATGGAAATATAATTAATCCTGGTTCATTAGAAATAACACCTGTAGTAAGTTTATTACCATTTAAATTTCGTTGGTTATCTGAAGGCAATCTTAAAGCTGGAATGGTAACGTATTGTTACTAGCTTTTTAATGTACACGGTACTGAGACTGTTACTTCTCCAATGAGCGAGTTAATTCACTTAACTAATAGTGTAACTAGTCAAGGTAGTTCTGAATATAAAGGTACAGGTCTAAACAAAGCATCAAATAAGTCAGTAATGCTATCTACCGAATTATCTCTTTAGGACTTCAATAAATTAAGAGTAATTCGTATATTTTATGAATAGAATAATGCTACTCCTACTATTAGTATAGTAGATGAGATAGATATACCAGACGGTCAGACAAATATACAGTATGTAGATTATGGAGCTACTTTAAGTGATATATCTGTAGAAGAATTTAATGCTATGACTGGTTATTAGTTTATAGCGTAGACTCTTGCTAAGATGCAAAATAGACTATTCGCTGCTAATGTAACAGAGAATACTTGGATACCAGAAGATGAAGACGGTAATGATTATGATGCTAGAGCATACAGAGCTAATTCAGAAGGAAGTATACAGTTATTATCTGGTTTAGATAGTAACAACATTCGTTTGTCTATAACAGATGATGAAGCCATCAAACGTGTTCCTACTACTCATGATTGTATAAATCCATTTAATAATGTAAAGTATACAAAAGATGCATCTAATTCTTAGAATACGTATATATACAATAAAGATGGTGAATTAGGTGGTTACGGCATTAATATAGAGTATTCCTTTGTAACTACAGATATAAATCTAAGTAGTAAACAAGATAAGTTTAGATTAGATCAATCCTGTAGCATGGATGTACCTACTGTTAGGAATAATACTAGGTATATAAATAGGGGCGATAATAAAATGCCTGAAATAGTACAGCCTACTGAAGAGCAGAAGAATAATCCATATATACCTAATTATGCTGACCCATATATAGCTGCTAATTATAGAGGATACTAGAGAGATGAAGTGTATAGATTTGGTATAATATTCTATAATGATAAATCTGTAGCTTCTCCTGTACTTTGGATAGGCGATATTAGAATGCCTCACGCTTCTCAAATGCCTCCGTTTAGATACGAGAACAATACACTTATAGGTAATGCTTTAGGTATAGAATTTAAAGTAAAGAAAATGCCGGTTGGCGCAGTAAGTTATGAAATAGTTCGTTGTGATAGAACTGAACGTGATAGAACTGTGCTTATGTAGACTATAGGTAGTTACGTATATGAGTATAGAATTCAAGAGTAGGATAAGTGGGTTGGTCAAGGATCTGAGTTAGATAGTAGTTTGGAAATGAGACCTACTCCTTTCTTCTGTAGTCTAATTGGTGAACAGCTAGCAATATCAACAGGTACAGCTGAAGACGTTGGTAACTTCTCCCTTACTATGAGGGCAAATGACTATATACGCCTTGTATCTCCAGAGATATGTGTACAAGGGGATGATGTAACTAGACTATTTGAAGGGAGTGTGTACTTAGATGGAATAGGTTCATACTATTCTCCATTCGTTGGTGGAAAAGTAAACGATAGCAAATTTGATGATTTTAAAGACAACTACGCTAATGGTAATACTATAGGTAATAGTGTAAGCCGTAGTATATTCGCTGCAGCAGATTATGTTACTCAAATAAACGGTGAAGTATTGCAGCAAGATACTGTACCCTATGTAGGCTATGGTAGAAGATGGGATCTTAATGTATTAGCAGTAGGATTTCCTTATTAGGATAGTAGAGGCAAGAAGGTATATCGCGGAGCATCTATAGCTAAATACTTTGTTCCATCCTTTGGTCAGTCTCAAGATATATCATACATAGAAGACGCTAAATATCCACCTAATATAGACTATAACATGTATGGAGCTCCTGATGTTGTAGCTAAAAGAATAAATGTTGGTAATAGAACTTATACTAATTATTCTATGTCTGATTTTATTCATAATGACAATCAATCATTACAAGGTCCAGCTGGTCCATGTATCATAGCTCATGTACCTGAATTAAGTAAAACATTTGCAGGTTTTAATAGTGTGCCTACTAATAAGTATTCTGAACTTCATCCTTTTGATGCTACTAATGCTATTCCTGTATTTAATATTAAACGTGATGGCAATTCTATATATGGTGGTAATACGTTTTCATCTAGATAGAATTCAGTATATATAAGTATATCTGCACATGATAGTAAATATGTATTCGGAGGGGACACTTATCTAAGCCTGTTAGATTATCCTAATACCATGTTGTTCCAATTGCCTGATGCTAAGGAATGGGATGGTATGAAAAACTACATAGGATCTTATATACCATTTGAGAGCACTGTTAATATGAATTTATTCCACGGTGACTAGATTCATAGAACCGTAACCAGTTCAAACTTTGCAGATTCTTGGTTATAGTTAGAACCTACATAGATGCAAGATATACATGTACAGGATCTTCCTTACTTTGTATATAACTCTGTTTACTCAGCATAGAATACTGGTAAACTGTATGTACCTAATTCTATGTATGCTGATAAGGATGTTAAATATACTAACAGAATATTAACGTCACAGGCTAAAACTAATAATGAAGTAATAGATCAATGGTCTAAATTTAAAGTAGCCGATTACTTAGATGTAGATAATCAATGGGGTAGTATAACTAACCTTAAAGTATTTAAAGATAGACTGTTTTATTTTTAGAATACAGGATTGGGTATAGCTTCTGTTAATGAAAGGTCACTTATTACTGATGATAATGTTAATCAATTAGTATTAGGCACTGGCGGTATACTTAGCAGATTTGATTATGTAACTACTACTAACGGTTCTTCTATTAAGAACGATAAGAGTATAATTAATTCAGATAATGTACTATATTGGTATGATTATGATAAGAATGAGTTATGTTCTTATACAGGACAAGTAAGTTAGCTATCTAAAGAAAAGCAAGTGCAATCTTACTTTAATAAAAACATTAAGGAAGATAGAACAAAAGCTATGTCCTTGTTTGATAAGAAGTATAATGAGGTATGGTTTAATATATTAAACAAACCATTAATATTTAATGAGCAGTTAGGTAGATTTACATCTTTCTATACATTTAATCCTAAATGGTCGTTACCTATTTCTGATAGAGTGGTAGCAATAAAGGATAATGAACTACATACTTTACATGATACTGGAGTAATAGGTTTAACTCCTTTAGATAGAAAAGCTAAATTATAGTTAGTTGTCAATAAAAATGCTCCTTATACTAAAGTATATGATAATGTTAGATTACAAGGAGAATTTAGAGATGGCAATCAAGAAACTATTAAAGATGATATCATAAATTATATGAAGTTCAGTACTAAACATCAAGAAGCTATTAGAGAACATACTGAAGAGAAGCTTGATGAAGAAGGAAGTATCATTACTCCTGAATAGCATATAATAACTGATTATAGAGAAGATACGTTTAGATTCCCAGTACCTAGAGCAGATAAGAATGAAGACGAGTTATCACTACCTGCTAGACTGAGAGGTAAGTATATGATCTGTGATTATTAGTTAGATTCTGATATAGATCATACTTTTGAAATACCGTAGATTACAACAACATATAGAAATTCATTAATTTAATATGAAAAGTAAAAAGAAAACAAAAGTACCAGCATATGCATTTGGAACTCAATTTAAAGAAATTGGGAGTAATATGCTTGAAGATGCTCCTGATGTACTAAATACTTTAATAACACCATTTTAGAAATCTAATGCTACTACAGGAGGACAAGCTGTTGCACAGTCTATAGGTGATATAACTAGTGGTGCAGCTACTGGTTTTAAGGTTGCTGGTCCAGTCGGTGCTGCGGTAGGTGCAGGTGTAGGTTTAATAGGTAGATCCGGTGAACAAGCTAGAATGACTTCATTCACGGATTATGATGAAGGTAGTCTTGGTAGTGGTTTAATTGGAGCATTTGGTAATAGAAAATTGCGCAGAAAGAGAGCTGCTATTAAGAAGAATGCTTACAGTAATAGAGCTGCTGTACAAGGTACTAATTACCTACAAAGTGAAGCATATGATGATATGATAGGGATGAATACAGATACTATGGCCAATGGAGGAATGTCTTCCTCTTTAGCTTATGTAGATGATGGTGAATTAATATAGACTCCAGACGGAAGTATAAGTAAAGTACCAGAGAACAATAAACCTACTGACAGTAATTTAGTTAGTTTACCTGAAGGTAGTAGAGTATTAAGCGATAAGCTTAAAGTACCTGGTAGAAAAGAAACATTTGCACAACTTGGTGAGAAAATGATGGCAAAAAAGAAAAGTAAGTACAATGACAGATTTGCAGAGAATGCAGCAAAATTAAATGAAATGAATAATAATATGATTCATGATTAGTTATTTGCTATGCAGGAATCTGTTAAACAAAGTAAAGGTATTAAACCTAAGACTAAGTAGATACAAGCAGCTGCTTTAGGTGATGAGATTAAACCTGGTTTAGGAGATAGAATAGTAGATGCTATCTATAATCCTAATCGTAAATGGGGTGCTGGAGTGCAGTGGGGAACTGGTAATAATCAATGGTATTACGTGCCAATTAATCCTAATAACACACAACCAGCATCAACTACAGCTACGACAAGTACTAGTACTCCAACACGTAGACGTAAAGCAACTTCTACTTCTACGAATATAGGATTAATTGACGAAGGTAAACCAGAATTACCATTTACTTGGTATGGCACAGTTAATCCGTTGAAACCAAAACACCCAGAGTTACTAACTGCTACTAATAGTGAAATGGCAGGTTTGGGAGACGCTCTTACTTCTCAAGCAGATAAGGTTACCACTTTACCTAAAAGTAATGCTTATAGCAAACCTAAGCCTGAAAATAATAAATTTGATTGGGGTTCTGCTTTGTCAGGTATGGCTTCTTTAGCTCCTATTATGTCTAATCTATTTACTGGTAGACCTGAAACAGTTGATGCAGTATATAACCCATATGCTACTAGTATTACTAATACTATGCGTAGACGTAGATATAATATTAATCCTGCTATTGAAGACTTAAATCGTAATAGAGCTACTAGTAATTATAATGCTAGCCAAATTAATACTAATACAGGAGCTAATTTAGCTTATAGGTTACAATCAGCTGTTAATACTGATAGAGCTATAGCTAGTTTAAGATCTCAAGAAAGTAATGCCAATAACCAATACTTAGGCGATTATGCTAATGCTATGAATAGTTTAGGACAGCAATGGGTTAATGCTACAAATATAGCTAACGAGGCCAATGCTCAAAACAGAGCTACTACTAGAAACATACGCAGAGCTGGTTTAAGTCAGTTAAGTCAATGGGCTCAGAATAGAGAATTGATGCGTAATCAGAAAGCTAGAGATATAGAAATGTGGCCTCTATATCAAAGATTCTTGCAAGCCGGTTTTACTGAAGATGATCTCAAGGCTCTGATGAATTCTAATCGTAATACAATAAGTAGAAAAGGAGGTAAATAATGCAAGCTAATAGATATGATAGAGCTGCAGAAGCTCCTATAATGAATACCTATGTACCAATTAATTTTGGTGAATTGTATAGAATAGGTTAGGCTCAAAGGCAAGCCGTTGAGCAAGCTGCTAATGAATTTACCAATACTGTTAGTAAGTTTGGAGAATTTCAGTCTCCTTCTGCTGTAGATACTCAGAGATACTACGAGAACTCTTTAGGAAAGATAAGAGACTTAATAGACGAAGCTGCTACTAATCCAGATGCAATGAAAGATGCTAACTTTAGAGCTAGATTGAATTCTCGTATTGCTAATCTTGATTATGCTACTCTTAGTAATTTAAAGCAAAGTAGAGAAGGAATGTTAGCAAGACAAAAAGCTAATTAGGAATTAATGATGAAGGGAATGTATAATCCTCTTTGGCACGATGTGGATTTTACTAATTATAGTACAGTAGATAGCGGTATATTTAATGACGTGGCTCCTTTAGCTTATAAATCTGAAGTAGATTTGGTAAGACCGTATGTAGATAATCTGAAAGCTAGTTTCATGGGAGTTAAAGATGGATGGATTCATCAAGGAGTTTCTACTAATAGAACAGACTATGAAATTCAAAGGAATTTATCTAGTATACAGAACACTCCAGAATATCAAAAGCACTTAGAAGTATTACAGAGACAAGGCCTTAGTAGACAAGATGCTGAAGAACAGCTTAATAGAACACTCATTACAGCAGGTAGAGAATTTGCTTACGATTAGGCTCAAAGAGATCCATGGTGGATAGAAAGCGCCAAGATACAAGCTAGATCTGCAGCTGCCGCCAAAAATAATCCTAATAACTTACTTAATCTTACAGAACAAGTTCATATGGATTCTAGACGTAGAATATATGAAAATTTTACAGATATGACTCCAGAAGAAATGAATGCTGTAACTAGACATGGTATAAATGTATTATCAAAAGATAGACGAGATGCTGTGTTAAAATAGTTAGACCCTAGTGTAATGCAAGATAAATTGCGTAATAGTTTTGAATCCGTGTACTCTCATACTAGAAGTAGAAATGCAGCTATAGATTATGTAATAAATGCTTTCTCTTCTCCATTAGATCCAGATACTGCTATAGATATATATGGTAAATATGGTACTACTGGTAAAAAAGATAGTAATGGTAATTACATCGGAAAGAAATCTAGTGACTTTATATTACAAGATGAATTAGCATTTAGTATGCTCGGAGATGTTAATTAGTTAGGCACACAAACTGCAAGAAATGCCATATTTACAGATATGTGGAATAATGGAGAATTTAATAATTTTATTATATCTCCTGAAACTAAACAGGTAACTGACGGTGGTCAAACTTATCAAACTAAATATGCATTTATTCCGTTAAATCAATTTAATAAAGATAAATTCTTTACTTCATCTGGTAAAGATGATGATGAAAATGCTAGATCTTTATATGATGCAGTTAAAGAAGCAGGATTAGAAGTAGTAACTTTGAATAATAGTGATACTAGTGGGTCTGTAGTAGTAAGATTAGATAATAGAGATAATATAGATAGTAAGTCTATTACTACTAAGAATGATACTGAATACGTTATGGTACCTGTGGCTACTGTAATACCTAGCTCTGGTTAGGCAGCAGTTGCCGCTGATATATAGTTCCAAAATTCTAGAAAAGTTGGTACTGACGTAAATGTAATGTAGAATATTCGCTCAGAAAGTATGAGATTCCCTTATAGTAACATAGACGACGATAATGAATAATTAATATGGATAGAACAAGTTTAAGTCATAATAGAATAAACTATAAAAGAACTGCCCCCGATTTCTCTGAATCGGGGATTAGCTCTTTAAATACGTTTGATGTTGGTTAGACTGGTACTAGAGCGGTTAGAGATGAAGCTTGGAATCAGTTAGAAGAAGAACTTAATTATAATATACAAGATTATGATACTTCACTTGAAGAATCGGAAATAACTGAGAAACAAGAACAATCCACTAAAAAATTACCTGGTGTAGGTTCATCATACGATTTTGCTTCTGATTTAAGTAAGGCTGTAATAGGATTATTTACTGATAACTATAAGGGAGAAAATGGAAATGATTCTAGTTATATAGACCAGGCTGTAAATATAAATGTACGCGATGCATTATCTATAAATGTTCAAGCTAGAGTAAATGAGTTAAGGGAAACAGAAGGTAAATGGATACCGGAAATAGAGATCGCTAAACGTTACTTAGAGCAAAAAACATTACTAGGAGAATTATCTGTAGATGGTCCAGATTACTTTAAGGTAATGTCTGAGGTGCAAGAGCTAGAAAAACAAGTAAAAGAAGCAGCTAAAACTAATCCATACATAAGAGATATATTTTACGGTTAGGCTATAGAACCTGCGTTTACACATCCTGGACAATTGTATCCCAAGGCTGTATCTAGAGATGTCATGAATTCTATATTGCAGAATAATAGAAATCAATATATTATTGACTTATCTTGGAATTAGACTAATAATGAATTAAATGATAGACTAACTGCGGCAGCTAAATTATCTAACAAACTAGATAGATTGAACAAGAATTTAGAGGATGCTAATGTGGCACTATTTGAAAAGGAGTCTGAAATTAAAGCTAAATAGAAGGCTTTAAAAACAAAACATATGCTACACGATCCTCTACTTGGGATAATACCTTTAGGTATTACTTATGATCCAGATGAAATTGATCCTGCTTTTGACAAATAGAGATAGGAAGTAGAGGTTTCTTTATTTGATCCTAGTACATATAAGTATGGATTAACACATCTTGGTAGTAGTTTGTCAGAATTGCAAGCTATGGGAGCCACTATGGCTACAGCTCATCTCGTTAAGTGGGGTGGTAGAGCATCTAAACATCCTGGTCTTTGGGCATTAGGAGAAACTGGAGTTAACCTACTTAGTACAGCCTACTTTAGACATAAAGAAACTGCTGCAGAAGTACTATCATCATATACACAGAAATTATTAGAGAACTCTGATAAGTTTGATATTAATAAAGTTATGAAAGATTATGAGTTTGGATTGGAATCCAGAGGATATGATGTATCCTCTATGGATGACCTTGAAAAGCTTCAATTTGGATTAGCATATAATATTCAAACTAGTGATTAGAACTATAATAAGTTTGCTAAAGATGCTAGAGTTGGTCTTACTGAAATAGAATAGGGCAATAATGCCTTAGCACTTAGTGATTATTTGCAGAATTTTGGTTTATCATATACGGGAAAAGTAGTAAATAATACCATAGGGGCTAAAGCTATAGCTAACGGTATAGGTACTGCAGCTATGAAAAATGCTAGAACTAGAAAATTAATAGAAGCAGTAAAAGATAGAACGAATAAGATTGCGGACAAAGTTTTCGATAATCCAATGTAGAAAGTAGCAACTAAGAGAGCCCTAGAGTCTATAGCTAACTTTACTTTACATACTGGAAAACGAGCTATATCTGAAGGAATTGAGGAAGGGCAACAGTCTATATTCCAAAAGAGATATTCAGATATACCTGTAGATGGCACTCAGACGGAGTCTCCTTACAGCTTTTTAGATGGTATAATTCAATCTGGTACAGCCGCTGTTGAAGCTACACTAGCATATAACGGCTTACATTGGAATGATATGTATAATACCGATGATCAGTTGCGAAAAGCAATGAGTATTGGTAGCTTTATTGGTGCTCTTATGGGAGCTGGACCCGATATATAGCAAATTAATAGAACTAGAAAACAAATTGAATCTGATTTAAGCATCTAGGAACTTTCTGCTAGAAACCTTGACAGAGTAGATAGAAGCTTCAAAGTAGCACAATTTTTAGATTCTTATCGTAATGGGAATACTCCTGAATACTTACGTAATAGTATAGAAGAATTAAAGAGATATAA